AGGAATGTCATCCATAGTTGCAAATGGATTGATTGCAGAAGGAAGTGCGGCTTGATCCAGTGCATCCTGAACGTCTGCGCTCAGCTCAGTTCCACCACTACCAATCTGGATAGATTCAGTTCCAGTCCAAATGTAAAGGTCCCCGGCGTAAACAACAACCTCACCCTTCTTTGGGGGACGGGCTTGCCAGGTATTATAGGCAGAGAGGTCTGCGAGGGTGGTAGCCTCGTGATAATGAGCATTGTACTTCTGAGCAGCAGATCTGGCGGTGTCTCCGTCTCTACCATCAAGTGCAGATGTGCCAATGTCCATTAGTGCTGATGTATTCGGTGTGTTCATTACTCTTCACCAATAATTGCTGAAAGGGAAACGGTTAGTGTTGGAGCAGACTCGATTACTGCTGATAGGGCAGTATGGACTACGCCGCTTATTCTCTCAAGGTCTATTTCAACTAGGTCTGAAGCTGGCCACTCGTATCCGTCTTTGACCGGAGCAATGTAAACGTAGATCTTTCCAGTTCCTTCAATAGGAAGTTGATTCAGTGGGACCTCCGCTGTCAGACTATTGATATAGTCTGATTCTTCCCCATCAACATCTATATTGATAAAGCCCTTATTCTTTGACCCGCTCAGATAGACTCGATAGGAGTCGCATTCAACGTTGTCTGTCCAGATAACCTCTAGAGTATTTGTCTCTGAGTCGAAAGAGACTCCGACGATCTGAGGCTTTTCTGCATAGTATCTAATGACTGGATAGGAACCAAGTGCCATATGCCTTGAGACTAGGGCCGTTACGTCTTCCTTTGTAAAGCTTCCTCCACCTTCCTTGAGTAGTCGGAATGGAGCATCAACAATAAATGCTCCATGTAGAGGCACAGATCGACCAGATAGTTTGTTATCTGAAATCCACTGTAGCTCTGGATACTCATCGAGAAACTTCGGCAGGTTCTCCTCTACCTTTTCTGTCAGCTTGTTTCCCTCTTGTCTTACATCAATGTAGGTGAGATCGATTGCTGAAGCCTCTCTGGTGATCGTAATACTTCCAAGAATTAAGTAGTTAGGGTGTTGCTCTTTGAATAAAGAGTAGCCTGTTTCATCGTCTTCATCTGGGACTAGAGTTGGAGTTAGCTCTGTCTCACCAAGTCTAGAATCGGACCAGGCGACAATGTTGTCATCTTCATCCAAGATGATGTGATGAATGCCGACCTGAAAGGCTGGCATCTCGGATTCCGGTAGCGCATAAACTACTGCACGACCCTTTAGAAGATGTCTATTGTGTAGAGGATTTAGGTTTAGACTTAAGTATGTGAAGTCTCTTACCTCTCTATATCCTCTTATGAATACTCTATCTGTAGTAAGGAGTTGCTTCTCTAAGTGGATAAGACCTGCATGCTTGCTAAATGACAGCTCATTAGGATCAGGGGTGTTCAGTGGGAAGCGTACTAGCTCAGCCTGTTCGCGCCAACGGCCCATACGATCTACCCAAAAAGTTCTTGGGCTGTTGGGAGCAGTGGTGTAGCCGAACTTGGGGTTAAGCATTTCGTCTGTGACTAATAGCTGGATATGGTATTCCGAGTTATCAATTAGATGCTTGAATGGAGTGGCGACGATGTGTCCTGACAGAACAGCGCACTCCTGAGTACCAGTATACTGAATGGGCTCCACAGGCGTGAAGGCTTGGAAGTGATACTCCGGAATGAAGTAATGCTCCTTATTGCCATTCACAATCGTCGTAATCTCTCCATTGCTTACACTCAGGTACCAAGGCTCTGTAGATCTAGCGAGCAACGGCTTGTGTAGTTTTAACTGAGACTCAGGGACGAGCTTAATGTAATACGGACCTACACCGTTATGAAGGATTCTATAGCGATACTTACCACTGAGCTTACGAACAGTGTAGACACGCCTCTCTCCCCCTGGAAAGTCAACAATGTTGGCCTCTCTAAAACCAGGTTCACTTTCTAATAGTCTGAATACCTGAGTCCCATCTGTAGCGGTATACCGGATATAGTAAGCAACTACACTTGCAGATGCCACGTCATACTCTGGCTCTAGGTCGTGAAAGATGGCGATCTCAGACTCGCTAACCACAATCTTATAGTGAAGACTGTCTACCGTAGACATATTCTGATCTAAGATTTCTGGCTGAGTGCTAAAGCCTCCAGGTATCACGTGCTTGTAGAACAATGGTATTGGCGTTCCTCGCCCATCCATCTGAGTGACGTTTGTAATGAGAGCGTATTTACTTGGAAGATCGAACATTTGATTGACGTTACGACGAGTGAACCTTACTAGGTAAGAATTCTCTGCAATCTCAACGAGACCTGGAGTCTCGTTGATGTCTCTGATGTTGATGTTCTTTGGAGAAGTATCGGGCATCCCAATATATGAGATTGGGACTTGATGTGGCTGAGGCTTGCCCACGTAGACAAGGTGACGATAGTCGTTTTGTATTGAGACGCTGAATGTCCCAATCTGCCTTTTGACTGGGACATCGTCTACGCCAAATCTGATTGGGAGCATTTCTGAATTAACCTATGTAAGTAGGGAAGAGCTTGAGACGGACACCGTACAGATTGAATAAAGGAGCTGAGAGCAAACCACCTGTTCCTCTGCACCAAATCTCTAGGAAGTATATCCTGTTTGGATCTACAGAGATAGCGTCTCCAGCATCACCTGTATTTACATCGATTGCAACGAACTTGTTATCATAGGCAGCACCGCCCGTCACCTTACGACTGAAATGAACTGTCTCGCTGAGTAGACCATCTCCCCAATCAAGAGGATTGAGTTCTAGGGTATCAGGATCAAGACTGTTCCATACTTGTCTGGACTTTAAGAAGACCTTGATGAAGGTAGTGTTGTCTGGCATTGCCGTCCAAAGAACGAACTTAGCATTCTTGATCTTCCAAGGAGGGAGGGCACCGCCATTAATGGCTAAAGCGGAGGAGCCAGATACCGACACCGGGATCCGAATCTGAGTCTTGAGACCGCATGCTTCGTAGAGAATCCCTGGATTGACAGACTGTGTTGTTACACGCTGCCAACCAGGGATGGCCTCCGATGGTGCTGTTGCAGAACCAAAGGCTCCGCTTGTCAGATCTCCAAGATCTGCATCAGCAGGATTGAAGTTAGCAGCAGCGGTTAACCTCCAGGGTATTCTACTGCCTACTGCTAGATGTGTAGCGCCACCGCTATCTGTGTCATAAGACATCGGAGCCCAGTCTCCGCTTGCCGGCACCCAGTGGTAGACAGGGACTGTCATCGTGGCCATCTGCACCACATCAGTGGTGATGCCTCCAACAAGAAGTCTTGTATCCTCGATGCTCTCATTTACTTTCAGAGCTAGATCGTAGGTTGGCCCGTCTGCGCCACCGTAGAAACCGAAGGAGTCACTATCAACAGCACCATTCACGAATAGTAACTTAAGGTCTGTTGTTTGGAGGACACCGGTCTTTAAGGTTGTTCCCCATGTTAAGAGAGAGTTCCCAGAGACCCGACCAGCAACTAAGATGTTGTTAAAGAGGTCCCAATGAAGCTGCCCACAAAGCCCAGCCTCTCCGAGGAAGACAGAGCCTCCTGTGATACGCAATGGTGCATCATCTACTACTACCTTCTGCGTGCTTACAAACTCTCCTTCATCATCAGTGCCATCAAAATAGATAGCACCATGCGAAGTTGAACCTAGATATAGCTTATGAGAGATAGCCGAGTTAGATATTGGACTCGTTGTGTTGCTTGGTCCAGAGGCAGCAGTTCCGATAAGTACATTGCCAAGGATTGCGTTGTCTCTATTAAGCGGATCAGAAGAGAGTGTATAGCCACTTCTGCTCAAGTACTGGGGGAAGTGGTTATATCTATCTACTGGAAAGAACCACTTAGTAGCATCGAATCTCTTGACTAGACTCATAGCTTCGATACTAGCTGAATCGTCTGACCCATCGTGCTTATGGCGCAGGGCATAAGCTCTTTCATGGACTAGAGCTTCAGTTATAGAATTTCCGGCAAATGCTACGATGTACTGATTAATGAGCCCGATGTCATCATCATGAGGCATCGCTCCGATCAGCTCTGCAGGGAGCTGAATCCTAATCCGAGTAGGGAATCCAGGATCATAGAAGAAGGCGATCTGATCTTCAGAGTTGTGGTTGACAACCTGTGTCTGATGTCCATCTCTATTAATCCATAGACTGACAAGACCATCCGGAATGCGGTTGTCTTCGTCGATTAGAGCCATGATATTTACTGGAACGGTGTACTTAGGAGTGTGCGCTAGATCAAGCCATCTGACGTCTCCTCCACCATCATGGGCCAGGTTTAGCACATCTGCATTCAGTGCAGAAAATGGAGCAATTGGATTCATTGCTCTGAGGATATAAGGGAAGCCGATATAGAGGTTTCCGCCAGCTTCACTTAGCGTGCAGAGGTCAGTAATACCTCCTCCTGGATTATTTACTGCAGCAATCTCATAGAGGCTTGGAACAACGTTAGCACCAGAACCAGGGGCGTATGACTGGTACCCGTCAGTTGACTGTGGGTTGACTCTATACTGTAGTTTGGCGTTTTCGATGATTGGAGTAGAGGTTAGTACCCTACGGCCAGATACGGTATATTTATTTGCGGCGTTTAGATTGATGGCGGGGTTTGGAGAACCGGGAGCGACCTTGAGCCAGTCGTCTCCGTAGACGTTATCTGCATCGAAGTCGCCAAAGATGTTTGCTAGTGCTCCGTTCGTTGCGGGTGTGAATGTGAGAGTAGCTTCCTTATAGCCAACGCCAGAGACAAGCTTCTCCACAATGGTAGGGGCACTAGCAGCTCCGGATACCAAGTTGGATGGAAGCCTCGGATTAATCCAGCCCATACTTCCTAGAGCTCTGATTAGATTTGTAATGTAGCTCGCTCTGTCGCTGGACTCTGCGTCTACATCCCCAAGGATTCTGCCGACGATGCTAAATGCCACGTCGATCTGGTTTGCCCAAGCATTAAGCATTTTCGCTGTAGGCTGTTGACCATCTGCGAATACGACTGGGATTGGGTTTAGATCTGAAAGAATGTCAGCCATTGAGAGCTCCGTTAAGCTGTGTAGCTAAATACCTTGCTGGTTCTTCTTGTAGAAGGAATTGAATCATCGCCTGGGTGGAAGCCTCCAACTGCAATGTGATAACTTCCAGGGACTACCCCTGTAGGAGGTTCGGGCAGGTTTGGAATCTTGATCTTGGTTCCGCTTACGAATACTACATCATTTGTAATGTCGATGATACTCGATATTCCGCCGTCATCTGTAGCCTTGATGATGAAGACTGACGGTTTTAACTCTTCAGTATCTGGAAGGAATGTCCCAATGATATTGAGTTCCATTCCTACTGGTCCAGAGTTTACCGTAGCATTCAAACTATTTTCAAAGTGATCAACTTGAATGTCGTTTGGAGAAAGGAAGACTGCAGTTCCGATTCTGGAAGAATCGTCGTTTTCTTCTTCTGGAGGGATCTCGTGAAATCCATCAGAATCCTCTCCGATTAAGTTTGGCAACTTCCACTGTCCCTTCATTGTTCTATTCAAGGTTAGGTTAAACTCGACTTCATTGCTAATCAGAATGGGGCTTTCTACAGTTTGAGCTTCGATCCTGGCAGTTCTGTCAATAACAACTTCGTATGCCATAATCAGATTCCTGACCCCACCGTTAACCGGCCTAATGAGCTCTCTATCAAAATATAGAGCAGAAAGATTGGAAGAGATCTGAGTCACGCTAACAGGGTGGACAACGCGTCTTGTACTACCGGTAAAGTAACTCCACACCTTTGTCAGACCGCCTGTCCTGGAGATACCGTTGTAAGGAACGAGATATTCTTCGGGGGCAGCAGGATCGTCATCGTAGTCATCTACAGTTGTAGCACCAGGAATGCTTACAATGAAGATGTAGATTTCCTCTGGGCTGTTGGTGACTCTCTCTGGAACTAATAGAACGTTGTTTGTCCATGGATCCCCAATACCATGCCAGGAACCCGTGCCTGGATCTCCATCCTGGAATACAGGTCCGAAAGGATGAGCCTGGAGATTTAGAGAGGCTGGATCGGGGTTCAGGGGAGATGGGGTGTCTTCTGGCATGGCCTTGTAGAAGTTAATTCTTGAGACGAATTCAGAGAAGTTACTCTTACCGAAGACCTCCGTATAGACATATCCATCTCCATCGGTTACGCCAAAGTCCTGGGTGAAGACCATGAGTCCATCCTTGGAGATAAGATGAACCGGGATATTTGGGACACCCTGTGGGGGATTTCCCTTGGCGATTACACGGGCCTTAACGATTGCAACATCTGATTCCATCATTGGTGGAATCTCAAGGCCCTGGAACTCTCCTGCAACTAGCTTGCCATGTGCAATAGTCCCGTCCTCTCTTGTGAATGCTGGAGCCATGGTTGTTAGCTCGATCTTCCAAGGAGTTAGTCGTCTGTTGTCGAGTACTAGAAAGCCTCGCTTTAGTGCATTTGTAAGTGGATCCAGGTCCTCTGAACTATCGAAGAATATTGGCTCTACATTATCTGCATCATAACGGATGAGAGGTACTGCCGTATACTTTACGGTCACGGCTCCCTCAGGACGTGCTCCATAGACTGGAGCACTAGCAGGTAGTCCACCATTACCAAAGCGAATCTCGCCATAGATTGGATCTAGCTCATAAACGTTCTGATCGTCTTCCTCTTCAACATCATCTAGGGACTCGACACGAGTCCACAGGACTCCGTCTACCTTTAGCTGGAAGCTCTGAGTATCTAGCACGAGGTTTCCGACTAGGTCTGCATCTTCGAAGATGCTCCGATCTTGTACTGGAAAGATTGGCAGATAAAATGTCTGCCCGGATTCGGAATCATCTGCGATACCAATCTCGTAGAAGTCGTTAGTATCGAACATGTCCATTTGAGAAAGGCGGACATCCTTATTGAAGATGATCTTTGCCGGATTGTTTGGCCAGTAGCTTATTGTTCCAAAGTTCTCATACTCTTCTGCTCCTAGATAAAGCAGAATGCCACGACCGTCTCCCTCACTCCCCTGATATCCGATTGCGTACTGTCCTGCCTCTAGCGGATCGGCACCCGGATCTACTCGTCTAGTATGCCATTCAGAGAACGGGATCTCGGTCCTGAAGATGTCTGGTCTACTGAACTGAACCTTCCAATCTCTGATTGGACTTTGCTCTGTGTATATGATTGCGATGTCACTGGCTACTGTTAGATTCTCCCCTTCAATTAGAGGCTCTCTTGCAACCCCTCCAGCAGCCTTCATGACAATCTTGAATTCATCTTTTGTTGTATCCGTGTTGGGATATAGATCGCCATCGCTCTCAATACCCTGAGATCTGTATCCTGTAAATTTGGCAACCTTCTTGAAGGAGCTATATTCAGAGATGGCAAATGTCGATGGGTCTCTTTGGAAATAGGCAATAGAGATTGGGATGTTAGCACTGGGCAGACGAGTGAGCTCTACGCAAGAACGCACAGATGTTTCATCTACAACCCCGCCACTATAGGTGAGGGTTTCTTCGTCGATATCGTCGCCAACAAGAGCTACAGTACTAGTTGAGCTATGGAGATAGTGTGGGCTATTAAAAACAAAATAGTTTCCCCGAAGAACTCCTGGAGTCCATCCGAGAATATTCTGCTCATCCTCAAAACGAATCTCATCAAGCTCTAGGTCGCTTCCTCCTAGAACGCCGCTTCTAAAGTAAGACCTTGGGACTCTCTGTAGGTCTAGGTTCGAGACTGATGGGAGTGTAAAGTTTGAATTTGTTTCGGATGGATCTATCCAGAGACCCTCATCGAACTTCCATCCAGGGAGGTTCTGGAATACGCCCTTTTCAGCAGGGCGCTCTATCTTCTTGAATGCTCTAACGATTGCCATTATTCACCCCAGTACTGACTATAGCTTCCAGCGGTTAAGACCTTCCGGATGATATCATACATCTCATTTGTAGGTAGTCCGTTGATGGTCTTGGACTCTACGTCGTTATAGAGGTCGGTCTCTATTTGATTGAACAGGACTCTCTGAGCTCCTCGTGAGGTTAGATCTATGATTCTAATCTCTGAAGCCTCTAAGTAGAATTCTAGTTCACTAACTATATAGGAGACAAGAACAGGGGAGGTCGGCTGTGTGTATGCTGTGATAAATCCATTGCTGTAGTCTACAGCATATTCCCCAGCAAGATTAACATCAGAAGCTTCTGCTACTGGTCGTGAGAGTTCTGAGCTTCTGCTGATCTGAAGGCTGCCTTGGACTACGTTCTTCTGGCTCAACCTCATCTTGTCTTGAGGTAGAAGCTCTTCAGTAATTAGCTTTCTTGAATCGTATACACGAATGAAGCGTGCCTGCTGAAGATCATCTCCAACGATTGTTGCCTTATAGTAAGCACTTCCGTTGATCCAGTCTGCTAGTTTTCCGACTGTGATGTTTAGCTCGGTCTCCTGCTCCAGTACTGGGCGAAGACCAGTATGCTGATCGTCTAGGTTTATCCACTCGCTATAGATTCTTGCCCATCCTTCTTCGATACAGAATCTAAGCTTGCTTTTGTCGCCTGCGTAATCATCTCTGATGGAGACCTTTAGCGAAGGGCCAGTATTTAGGCCTAGCTCTCTTATAGCACCATTGATGAGACCGTTATAAGTAGCATTTGACTTCTTTGCGATACTGAGCCGAATCCTTTCGACATAGTCTCTGTTAGCTTCGCTTGGGAGTCTGGGGATAGAAAGGAGACTTCCGAAGTGATCAAAGATGTTACCAACTTCATTTACCCTGACTCGGGTGATCTGCTTGCGCTCTGGGGCCCGGTCTGGAATGGCATCCTCAACAGCGAAGCTCTCTGTAGAAATCTCCGCTTGCTCAACAGACACGCTTAAGCTTAAGAGGCCTGCGATTCCATTTCTAATAATATCTGTATCAGTGATACTGATCGTTCTAAGATCGTCAGATGCTGATGTGTCTGCAGAGTTGATTGGTAGTATTTCGATGATTGCTGCTGCAGGTCCCTTGAAGAATATACTGCTAGCAGTAGAGACACCCGAAGATGCTCTTGTTAATTTCAGGGGGATGTAGATCGACTGGTCTGAGGTAAAAACTAATGTGCCAGTTACAAGTCTCCCCTTTGGGGTCAATGGTCCTTCAACATTATAGGATGTACCATTGATGGTGACGGTGCCAACGTAGTTCTTAGCCATCGAATCTTACCTCAATTGCATCATAGTCTTCTCTGAAGAGAAGTCTTCTTCCCGTTGGGTCTGCGATAAACAAATCATAAGAGGGAATCAACTTGTACATCACCTCACCATTTGATGCAAGCACCTCTCCACTCTCAGAGATATGGACTCTATTTGCTGTGAATGCATCACCAATAAGGTGAAGAACTGGATACTCTGCAAGAGCAGCCTTCTTTCTAACTTGCACAATCCGTCTAACAATCTCAGTAGTTCCATCTGTAAAGGTAATCTCTAATTCAAAGATGTAGTCACCAGTATTATCTAATACAACCTCGAATTGTTCGTCTGAGATTCCATATGTTGTGATGGGGAACTTGTTGTACTTTAAGAATGGAATGTCTCCAACTAGACCATTATTCACATCTAGATAGACCTTATCATCCCAGTCTTTCATGACTGCCCACGACCAGCACTTCACTAGTTTAGTAGCGCGTGGTCTCTCTACCTGAATTGATACCTGGCAGTATACATCCCCGCCATCTTCCGTCTGTGGCTCTGCAATTGCTGCACTGAATCCGACTTCTGGATCCTCTGTAGCTCCTGTAAGTCTTTGCAGATTAGAAGGAACATTGTTTCTTCTGTCCCAGATGTACAGATTCTCTTCGTCAATTCCATAGATTAGGTTGCTGAATGGATCAATGGTGAAGTCAGAGAGATGGACATACTCTCCAAGTGTATTGGCTAGCCTAGTCCTCTCTTCAACATTGAATGTATCCATTCCCTTTGCAATGTCAAGTAAGTGCCCCTGCCCAGAAATCATTACATCTAGGTAGCTACTAACTATGTCGTCGCCTACCTGATACTTGATTGTTTCTTGCTCTCTACTGACAATCCTTCGATTTAAAGGATCGGGCTTTATGCTAAGCCGAGGTGGAATTGCAAATACAATGATCTCACCTTCAGTTGTTTCTGCATCTTCATTAAGCCGGATTGCCTCTACTAAGGACCATCTGGATAGGGTTGCGACAACACCATTCTCTGCTAGGAGAACGGACTCTGTTTGCTTAATTCCCTTGTCCGAGATTCCGCTGATTAAGATCGTAGTATTAGTAAGTTCCTCATTAACCATTCTTACTAGATTTGTAGCTGAGTGAACGTTGATATGTAGTCTAGTATTTGGAACCCTGAAGGGTTCGATCTCAGCTACAGACTTAATTGCAGTGGATGGCGTTAGAGCTCCGGTCAGATCTGCATGATGTTGAGCATGCCATCTTGTTGGCAGGGCCTCTGTCCAAAACTCTCTGAAACTTGATTTATACGTTAAGGGAATCTTATTAACCCCCTTGATACCATAAACTGTTGGAGGTGAGATCCTTATCTCTCCTGCTGAATCAACGTAGAGGCTCAGCTGTTCGTTAGAACTTAGTTCATATTCAGAAAGCCAATCTGCATCAGAGATATTTGAGGCATTGATTAGTAGTGACTTATTCAGCTCATATGCGCCCTGCTTTATATAGTCTAGCTCTAAAGCAATCGGATTCATCATCTGCTGAAAGATACTTGTCTTATCAGAAGCAGCTTTTGTGTATTCAGGGAAGTATGCCGCAAGGATTTCTAGGTATGGAGAATATACATAGTCGTTATTTCGGATGGATGCCTCTGCGGCCACCTGAATCATCCACGTCTTTTCATATGCTTCTGTGTATACAACCTGAATCCTTAGTTTCAAGTCTGGGCTTCCAGTGATGTATGACTGGAAACTAAGGGCATAACCATTCAAAATGTCTGAATGACTAAAGCCGACCTCGACATCATTGACTGTGATTTTGATTGCGTCAAGAAGCGCCTGACCAAGAACTAGATCTGTGGTTAGGTTGATTGTGAAGGTCTGTAGACCTGCAGAGATCGACGCCCCAGGAGCAGCTTTAGTGGCTAAGATCATTTTTCGATAATCCTAATAGCTTCAGTAATAGAGCCTTCCAGTGTAAGCCTCTCGTCGGCAAGTAGAGAGAAATTTGCATTCTTGATTGGTGTTGGCCTTCGAGTATTCGTAAGAATAGATGGACGCCACACATTCACTTCTGTCAAGGGGGCATTGGGTGCTCCGATATCCATGATGCGGGTATCGCTCTTTAGGACTGCTGCAACAATGGAATTGATTACTAAAGTCCCACCTAGCGAGGTTGTAGAGACAATGTCAGCAATTGCCTGACGAATGTTCTTGTTTACCTGTAGCTTTTCGGGAGCAGAAAGACCTCTCGAGTATTTAACATCCAAGGCCACTTCGAGTCCTGCTAGCTGTGGGGCCCGAACACGGATGTCCATTCCTAGAGCAGCAACGTTCGCTACAGCGATTCTAACGGCTTCTAAGGTCGCTGTGGACACAGCCCCTGTCTCGGTATCCAGAAGGATGTCTGCAGTCCCTATACCCCTGTATAGCTCCAGGATTACAACATCTGCCACAGACTGTACGCTAAGAGCGGCGAGTCTTACGGCGGTATAGTTTGCAGCTTCAGAACCAAGGATTGCATTCTGAATTCGATATCTAAAGAACGTATCGCTCTCTTGCTCGGCTCCGCTTTCGATTGAGCTAAGATTCTCAACAGCAAGCTTCTTCCTTGGGAATGAAGCATAGCTTTCGAACTGGATTCTAGTCAGGACCCCCTTTCCTATGTTGCTATTCACACCAGGCTTTAAAGCCCTTATGGAAATAAAGGTCTCTGTAGATGCTGGATCCAGTGTCAGGCTATATATAGTGGCGTATCGAATCTGTCCATCAGCAGAGCTGATAATCGTTCCAGATGGAATTGTCACAGGCAGGTTGTTGTTGATGGCGCCAAAAGTAGATCCGTCTTCAACAAATAGTCTCACGATCTGCATATCCGAGGAGACCATTGCAGTTGTTTGCTGCCCCCTCTTCACACCTACGAGCTCACCAATGAAATCTAGATAGACTCCGTTGGCACCACCGACCAGTCCTAAGACTGTATTTGCGGTGACAATTTCTTCTAGCCTTTCAATCTCAGCAGCCATAATTCCCATCAGAGTTCTAACCTTAGAACCTGGTGTAATTCTAGTTAGCTGGGTATTCTGCTTTAGCTGCGTAGTAACTCTTTCTAATATTTGATCTGCGTTTTCGATGATTATGTTAGCCATTTCAGTATCCTATAAATCTACTAGCATCTGAATCATATCCAAGTTCTTCGGTAATTTCACCTTCGGAAGTTGCAACAATGATTCTGAATAGAAAGAGTCCATCAGAAATTCTGAAGGGGATGATCTCAAGATTTGCTGGACTGATTAATCTGTCCTCTGTTAGGGAAGATGTAATGGCTCGGGCGACTTTTCCTAGTAGGGTAGTAGTCCCCGGTTCTCCGATGAAGAACTCTAGGTTAGCTCCAATGTCTTTATTTAGAAGCCAGTCGCCCTTGATTGCCCTTAGCCTCATTCTGATCTCTTGAACAAGGGCTCTTGTAGAAGACGAAGACGTATCCTTGATGTCTCCCTTATTGTCTATTTGAAAGTCCCCTTCATTAGAGAACCAAAGGTCAACCGAGTTTGCCATCTCATACAACTCCTGCTAGAGCGGTCTGAATCTTAGCTACTTGGACGAAATTCTTAACTGCGTCCATAGGAAGAGAGAACCTTAGTACCGGTATTGGAGTAAGAATAGTAGATGGAGCCGCTGATAGAAGGAGGTCATTTAGCTTCCACAGACCTGCGATACGGATATTTCCAGGGGTGGTGGTCAGGCCTGCTGGTCCTCTGATCACGGTTCCACTCTGGCCAATTACAGAAATCCCTACAGTCTTAGTAGAGTCATCTGCATCTGGTGCACTAATGTCGATGATATCTGGCGTAAGTGCGATGGCGGCTCTTGCTGTGTCTGATGCTTTTAGTAGTTTCGTTTCTGTATAGCGAAGTCGACGAATCTTACCAGCCAGGTCTGTCAGTTCCTGAATGGTTTCTGGAGGGTTTAGCTTTTCAAGAACTGCCATGATCTTACTGTCCTACAAAGATAGAGTTCCTAATCGGAACGTATGTTGGCGTGTTTGAAGTGCCTGGTGTATGTGCCAGTTCTAGATACCCTTTCTTCGATTGCCATCCTGCACGATAGAGTAGAGCCAGGGTCTCTCCTGGCTTAATGCCCCGAGCAATAGTCTCGTGGCATGGGCCCTTGATTGGGAATCTAGTATCTTGGTCAACATCGGAGATTGTATCACTTGTTTCTCCGTTTACTATCAGCTGAACCGTGGCAGTGTTCTCTTCTGCAAAGTATTCTCTGATTCTGACAGGGATTGGAGCCTGCATGATTGATTGCATATATCGTGCAAGAACGTTCTTTGTCTCTCTACCGGCTATCTTTTTAAACATTAGTACTCAGTGCTCCACCATTTAGCTACGCCAAATTTAATGATCTCGACTGCATCTTCGAGACCATCGGTATAGTACCTCCACTTCTTGATGCCGTTATCAATAGCACCTGAAAGGTCTGTAATGAGTAGACCGTCTGTTTCCATCCCTTCAACGCCTGAGATATAGGGCTTGCCCTCTTTGATCAGGGGTGTGATGAGGATCGGCTCCCTTGTTGAATTGTACTTCAAGAACTTGTAGAGACAGGAGCCGGCAATGATTGCGGCAATGGATACAGTAATCGGAAGGAATTCAAATGCAATCGCAGTTGCTGCACCTGTGGCAAAGCCGGCTACCTTCTCTCCATTGATATCTTGACGTATAGCTGTTGGTATTAGTCCAATGCCACCTCCCAAGAATGCTCCACCTTTAAACATGTTTTCGATGCCCTGCTTTTGGAGAATCGGTGCTGCCTCAGCTGCATTGGTGGCAGCATTAGACCAGATTGTTTCCTCTAGTGTAAGTGGCTGAACTTTTGTTGCTTCAAGCACCTTTGGAGCATTTTGAGCAAAGGCTACGCCTTCATTCACCTGTGCCGAGCCCTTTGTAAGGTTCGCGATGCCTGAGCGCAATAGACCTGTGATTCCAAGACCCAGTAGGGCTCCATTTGTAAAGTCTTTGATCTGCTCAGTAAAGAACTGAGAGACTGCATCAACCATAAGAGTTGTAACTTCTTCTCGGACTGTCACTACCATATTGGGGACAATCTCACTGATAAATCCAGTGTCTGGTGAGAATGTGTGGACAACCTCTTCAATCTCGATGGGACCGGCCATATCTGCATAGTTATCGTGAACCCAGAGCATGTCATATGGCTTGAGCTTTGCTCTACCAACAATAGTAAGGGTTCCCTTATAAACTCTCTTTAGAGAGTTGGCCAAGAGCTGAGATGCATAGCGCCTGGCCAGATCTGTTGTTGTACAGTTAGGCCATGCTTCAATTGTTCTTCTGATGTGATGCTCGCGAATATTGTCGTCTGCATTTACAGTAAGGACCTCTGGTGCCTCTTGGAAGAAGGTTCCGAAGTTTACATCATTGTCTGAATAATGAAGCTCAACACTATTAAAGGTATCTCGATGGTCGACCTTAATGCTGTTTGAGATAATGTCATGAAGACTTGTAACCATCTCGTAGTTTCTGAATGGCCGCAACCTATCACGCTGAAAGGCTAGTGTAGACATAGCTAGTTGGTCTGAATCGATAGCTCCCCTTGGATTACTAAGGTTTCCTTTTGCAAAATTCTCATAGGTAGCCTTCTGCATTTCCATTACAGCAGCCTTTGCCTGAGGGTAGTACTTTGCAAAGAGCGTGGCGTCCTTGGCTCCGGCCTTAATCGCAAGAGCGGCGAGCTTTAGCTGATCACCCCCTGTATTTGCAATTAGCCTAATTCCTTCCTGAAGGGAGGCGTCTTCAACTAGCGGACTACTTGCCACCGCATTTGCTGTGAAGTTTAGACCAACCCCACCGTGTCCTCTACCTAGATTGATAATAGAATTCCTCAAGTCCATTCCATCGATCGTGGCAGACTTGAATTCATTCCTTAACTCATCCATGTCGTTAGCTGGACGAGATAGGTAAAGCTGGTCAGGCTGACCAAAGAACATTGTCATTCGTGTATCGATACTATTGCCATACGGAACAGGATAGGCGATGTATCCGGGGTGCCTTAATTCCATCTCCTTAAACACATCCCAGATTGTAGTATCCCAGTATACATACTCTAGATCGCCCCAGATGCGAGCCCACGAAGAAGCATAAGTATTTGTATCTGGAATGAAGAGATTGTCGTCTACAACACTCGGCTTCCAGGTCCAAGCCGTCTTGACCTTACCATCGGGACGAAGCTTCTCGTGTCCAAATAGACCACCAAAAAGGTCGACATCCTTGAGCTGCCACCTGCCGAAGTGACGAAGCTCCTCTCTGTCCAGAATGTCGTAGAGAAGGTCTGCGGTTGTTGTATTGTAGATGTCTACGTTCTCAGAAGGGTCATCCCCAAACCTCTTTGCAACAAGCTCAGTGCCATAGCCCTGGCATACAATTGTGATAAGCTTGTCTCCTTCGAATTGAGCGATCTGCCCAACGAAGACAGTCTCAAGTTCATTGGGGTCATTCACATAGCCAAACTTAACTACAACCTTCATCCCCTCTTTGATCACTGTGCTATAGAAAGGATTGTCGTCATCGACGAGCTGCTTTTCCTTAACAGCTCTCCCATGTATATCAATAGGACCTGCAATGTCTCTATAACTTCCATCTGTCTTATAGTTGTATTTGCGATTGTAAAGAATGCCGTCGACGTCAAGAAGCTGAATGACACAGGTGCTTGCTGCCATATCCTTGGCATGAACGATGCTTATCTCCTTAATGGCATTGACACCATAAAAGTCATCTAGGGCTACTGTCTGGCCCAGCTTATCTAGAGCTCCCTCCAACTTACCATCAGGAGCTGCTAGACCTAACTCTCCGTCTTCTTCGACAAAGAAGATTTTAAAGGTAGGAAAGCTTCTCCTTACCGTATAGTGGTCAGAAGAGTATTTCTCGGCGAACCTAGAGAAGACCTCCTTATAAGCACCTTGCTCAAACTTGTGCTGAATTCTAACACCGTTCTCTAGACGCTCTCCGAATGCAGAGACGTCGTTGAATCCGCTGATGAGCTGGTCTGCATAGGCAGACTGATCGTACATGGGAGGAATGGTCTTTTCTCTTTGGTATGGCTTTCCAGATTCATAACCTCCTGTTTTTCTTGCGGCGATATCATTCTGAAGAACTGGCGTGACTCCGTTAATGGTTGCAAGAACTGTAGGATCCGGAGTTGCCTCGGCTCTATCAAATACCAGGGGTGTAGAGTACTTATTCGATTTGAATACGGTCGTGACAATATTTGATTGTGTGCCTGTTGTTTTGAATTTCCCCTTATTTACGCCATTGTCTCCGATATAGATGTCGCTCCTTCCCTTGTTTGCGGCACGAACAGTTCCGTCTAGCTGGTCCTGATCTGGATGAACCCCGAGGATTCTCAGATAGTTATCGACTACCTGATCGATAGCAACCATGCCATAGCGCATACCTCTAGCCTTTGGTCGAGTGCTGGCACCAGCAGTCCCTAGGATCTTTTCTAGAGTTGCGGAATTACAAAGGTTCACATCTGATTCATTAACCAGAAAGAAGTCTGGGTTGGTGTCTACTGATAAACCAGTAATCGGGTTTGGAGGTAGTAATAGGTCGGGAAACGCCTGATTGCTCTTGTCGTACTTGATAGAACTACCGACAGTTGCATAGAGCTTTGCGAAATCATTATCCAGTGGCTTTGCTCCATTATCCGAGGAGCCAAGTAGGAGGACTAATGACTGTGCTGGCCCAGATGCCCAGATCTTGAATGATAGATCAGAGAGCGCTCCTGGGTTTTCCCTGTCTCCAAATAGGGCATATAGTACCCCTCTCTGGAATCTTCCCTCAAATGCAAAAGCCTTTTCGTTCTCTAAGAAATACTCTCCAGCTTCAACCTCTTCTGAATAGTAAGCGATAAGGTCTTTATCAGTTCTACCAAATGGCACTGGTATAGTTCTAGCCAATAGATCGGCCAAGGCACGAATCTGAGGAGACCCGATTACCATACTTCTTGGAGCGTTATAGGCTGTTTCAATAGTGATTTTTGAAACGGCACTTGAACCAGATCCAGAAATCTCTTCTTTAAGGAAGGTGCCAAAACCCTTATTTGTAGTGACTTCGGTACTAATCCAGCGCTTCTTAAGAAGTGTTTCTACGACCTTGAGTGCCATTGTATTATAGTTGGCTTCTGCACTTGGAACGATGATTGGTCGAAGCTGTTCGTTTATAGTGTTGTCAATCAGACGGAGTGTGATATCCAATCCTCCTGGACTTCCCTGGACCGTGTCTACATTGATGCTTTCAATCAAAACGTTCTTAATGTTTAGCGCATTAAGAAGATCATTCCTAATGCTAACCCCCTGCCTTCTAGCGAACTCTCTGAAGGAGATAGCCGAGTATTCATAAGAGTTCTGAAAGTTCTGAAGCAATCTTAAGAACTCTCTTCCCGTGCTTCCTTCAGCCCTGATAGAGATAGTTGCCACCGTATGCTGTCCACCAGTGTACTGGATGGTTGGGAACCTGTGTCCATCGAGGGGCATCATTACAAGGTTGTTACCGAAGCCGACATTGATATCGGTCGGGATTACAGAAGTCTCTAGATCTGCTGTGTCTAACGTGTACTGAGTAATCTGTGCGATCTTACCCGTGACTGCGTTCTGGACAAAGTACCAATTGCCATCAATCGCGTTTGCAAGCTCAACCAGAACTGCATCCTCATCTGTCTTTGGATTTGCTCCAATCTTTCTAGCTGTCTCCTTGAGCTGATCTCTTGTCATCGCCTCTGGTGCGATTGGAGTAGCATGATTTTGTAGAGCAAGAACGGCCATGCCCATTGGGTCCATTACTGCAGAGATTCTGACTGCACTCTCTGTAGTGTCATTCTTCACCACAGGAGTCTTCATATCTGTCTCAACGAATAGGCCCAATGAAATAGGGTCTAGAGCAGGACCCTGATCAGCATCCCTCCCCTGTCTATATTCGAAGTGTAGGTGTGGGAAATTAGCCTTTGCTGCTGTTAGTCCAATCTCAGCAAAGACTTCTCCTTGCTTGATAGGTCCAACCTTTGCCCTAACATTCTGAAGGTGGATGTACTTACTGGTATTGCCATTAGGATGCCTGATGGCAACAAAGGCTCCAGCTCGCCATGCTGGATTGGTGATAAGCTTGCCTTCTTTATTTCTAATCTGCTGTGGAAGGGCACGCCACTGCTCTTCGGTCTGGACCTTAAAGACAATACCATCCATTACAGCACGAACAGGGGTGCCTACTGGACCCTGAAGGTCTGTGCCTCCATGCATTCTTCCATGACGCATTCCTACACGGCCACCTACCTGGTTATACTTTAACTTGCCAGGGATGGGTGCTAGAAGCTTGCCAGAGACAGCGGTTCTAATCGCATGCATCGCCTCTAGGGGGTTTTGCTTTGTAAGCTCCTCTGCAACCTGCCTGGCTGCCATGAGGCGCCTTTTCTCACTCATCTCCTGAAGGATCTGACCTACTGACTTTGGACCACTTGGAGTCTCAATAGTTTTTGGGGCCTTCATAATGGTAAAGTCAAACGCAATGTTCTCATTAAAGCCGCTGAGATGGAATGCTGGCATAGCCGACATTGTCTTTGCTAGGTAAGCCTCTGGGCCATCCTTCTGAGCAAGGACTGCAGGATTTGTTGACTTGTACTTATAGGGCCAAAGGTATTCATTCAGAGGACGAGCTTCAAAGATATTCTCTGTCTGGCTGTGATATGCGGTTGCATTATAAACAGTAGATGGATGTCCGTAGTTCTTGATAAAGAATGCACGTCCGGTATCCGAATCAGACTGAGTCTCCTTCTCTCCTTGGGCCTTTAATGAGGCATAGATGTTTCTAAATTCTGCAACAGAATTCATTCCGTTGTTGTCCACCCATTCTTTACGAAACTTAATCCGTGGGGTGAATGGACGATGGTTGTACCAAGTAAATTGGAATTCTGCACTGAGAGCATAAGGCATCCCTCTGACAGTTGAGATGTTCACCATCTTCAGGAATGCGCCGATGTTCTCATCTGGAACAACAGGAAGGACTGTATAAAGAAGCTCGTTCTTGATAAAGCAAAGCGGCATCCTCTTAAGACTATAAAGGATCGGCATTAGCGTATTGTTGATAGAGCCAAGATCGGTCCCATTCTCTCCGTTGAGGTCTTCAGTTACACCGGTAAAGATAGCGGATACGACGAAGTCGATCTGGCTCTGTCCGCTGCGACTCTTGGTAGATTCGCGCGTTCTTAGCGTCTCGAACTTGAAGTTGTTGTTCCGCTCTGAGAAGGAGATAGCATTTGGTGGAATGGGGAATCTGATCCCATTAATCTCAAACTCCCCGGATGGTAGAATGCCTGGGTCGGATAGTTCTGTTGAATTAAGATCCATTAACTGCCTCTCTCAATTCTGCGTCTAATATACTCTTCGTTAATTCTAGAACGGTAATCATTGACTGTTAGATTTACGCCTGCATCTGGGAAGTTGTGCTTGAGTCTTTCTGCTATAGCATTTGAATTAACAGGGGAGGATGTGCTGCCCGTGATCCTAATAGACTTACCGGAACCAACTGCTACTGGCGCAAAGTTCCCCATGTCCATAGGAGGCGTTGTAGGCTCCCCTGTTCTATGTGCACCTTCAGCTCCATCTGCTACTTCTGAGGAGATATTTCCAGGAGAGCTTAGCAGCATAGACGTTGCAATAGCAAGACCAGCTCCGACTAAAAGAGGCTTCTTGTGCTTTAGGAATGTGCTGTAGACGTCCTCAAAGGATGTCGCCGCATTCCTAACATGCCTTCCTAGAGAAGAGCCCTCAGAGGCAGCTACAAGCTCTGCTGTTGCATTCTTATAGAGCTGTCCATGTAAGGTGTCCAATGACCCCTTCCTCATAAGGGTTATCATTCTTTCTAGCTGTTCAACACCTGCATCTTGCCCTCTAAGGGTCCTCAAGAGATTGCCCTCACCCGTAGCCACGGCCTTGTGAGCAGATTCAATGATTGCAGTTGTGTTTTCAATTGATGCAATCTTTCCAAGTGTCTCTAGGTTTCCCTCTGTACCATGTAAAGCGAGAAAGTGATTCCTGAAGTTTTCAGCTACTGTAGGAACCCCAACGTCTCTAAATTTACCCTGAAGAGCATGCATCATATATTCAATGTGATCTGCAGCTTCAGCCATCTTACCTGCACCAATCTGTCTGGCCTTTAGTGGACTCTCAGGCATTACTCCATAGAGCATCTCACCATAGAGTCTCATATCAACCATACTGGAAGGAGTCGCCTGTCGGAAGACTCGGCGAGAGAAGTCTGTGGCGTTTGTCATGGCACCGATGCTACCCTTCTCAAGTTCTGCGGCTTTTGCAGCAGCAATACGTCTGGCGTTCCATTCCGGAGTGCCAGGTATAACATCTGCTGCCTCGATCATCTTGGCTTCCTTGGCATCCTTAAGCGCTGAGTAGAGCTTGGCCTGACGGATCTTATAGATAAAGCCCTCTTCAGCTAGCTGATGCTCAGCGGTCATCTGTTGTGGCCGAAGTCCCTTTAAGAAATCCTCCTCATTGGAAATGATAGCATCCCTTTCCTGTTTGGATAGACCTGCATATTTGGCAACAATACTCTGGTGATATCGAGACCTTGTCTTAAGTTTGTCATAGGTATTTCTATCTTTGATTGCAAAGAGGTTTAGCTGGTCATCGTCAAAGTCTGCGCCGAAGATAAGTTCCATATGCTTTGGAAGCATGACCTGACTACCAGCATGCTTTTGCTTAACTGCTCGCTTAATAGCTCTGCTATAGAGGTCAAGCTCTCGACTCTCACTATGCATAAAATCGTAGTTTTGCTGCTGCTTTGCGATTGCCTCATTGGCGCTCTTTGTAGTTCTGTCGAGGACCTTCCTTCCCTTCCGTCTGGTTGTCTTGTATCCCTTCCCCTTCTTCTTTCTTGCACCTTCTGTTTCTGCCTTGACCTTACCAACTTCTATCTCAGCCTTTCTCTTTGCATCATGCAAGAGTCTTGCAGATACAACTTTATCAAATAGAATTCGGTTCTTTGTCTTTAGGTACTCCGCTGAGTCCAAGGAGAAGAGGCTCGTCTTAAGGCCTGTGATATCTTCGGCATTCCGGATGATGGTATCAGCGTGCTTTTCTAGGACCTTGTCTAAGCTTCCCACATTTGCAGCACTAATACGAAACATCTCTGTTGGAGGATCTCTTGAGAGGATCATAGCAGCCTTGCCTGAACGCAGGTCTGCCATACGCTCTGCAATCTCGTCAGCATCAGCACCTAGCTGCCTCAACTGCTTTTCGTATTCACTCTCTCTAATAAGAGGCTTGTGTTCCCAGCCTTCAAGACCCATCTCTGCAAATGTTTCCGGCAATAGATTCGACTGTGCACGTAGACGGGAAGAGCCGCTTACTGGTCCGGAGAGAGCGGCAGTGGGAGACTGGTTCTTACCAATTGTAATCTTGGCAGCTTCGTCTCCATAAATAGCAGCACCTCTCATTGCCTCTGCCTCATTCCCGTTAGCCATACTTTCAATAGTATCAACCAATGCAGTATCTAGTTTCGTGGAGGCTACCCTACCCCCTGGACCAGTAAAGCCACCTGTGTGCTTACTGATCTCTTCTGGGTGATAGATGTATCGCCCCTTATCTCCCTTTCCTGTTACATCAAATACCAGGGGTGCGTTGTCGCCCAAGTCGAATGTCTCTCTCATTGTGCTGAAGGCCTTTGATCTCTTTAGCTGATTTCTAGAGATTAGGTCTCTGTAGATGCCCTCATCGAGATTTGCATTCTGTAGATCCAAAGCAGTAATGGCTTTGACATTGGGTGAGATTCCCTCCATGAACACGCCAACTCTACGATAGACCTCGTTCCCCTCTTCAATATCAAATCCACTTCTTCGACCTAAGAGCTCGATCATAGCATCGGCCATTGCTCCGCCTTGGGCCCTACCATGCTCTGCCATCTGCATTGAGATTGAGCCCATGCGACCTGAACCGCTTGTGACAGCAGAGTTACCACCGATGGAAAATACGTGGTTTTTGATTCCATACTGGAGCTGAGACTGTAAGGCACGTCCGTACGCTGTACGGACTCCGCCTGCTGTAAACGTTCCTTTCCTCATGTACGTATAGAACGCTCGTGCTGCAGCGTCATCACCAAGTTTAGCAATCCTACCAAAGGCCTCTCTCTGTGGTCCCGATACCTCTTCGGCCTGGCTTAGGTCTTCAAAGAGCTTGCTGGCACTCCACATGCCCCGCCCCTTCCTCTTGACAGTTAGGGCAGCAGCCTTATCGAAATTCTCTGCCAAGTTTCCCTTAGACTCATCAAATACAAGTGATCCAACCTTACCTGTAAGGCCCACACCTCTGAAGACTCTCTGCTCAGCCCTCATTGAATAGTATTCCTTCAATAGCTCGGGCGTTGAAATTGCCCCGCTCTTGTTATAACCCTTCATAAGGATCTGTCGGGTGGTGGCCATTCTCTGCTCTAGATCAGCCATATATCCTGAGATCTCGTGAACCATTGCTTCAGTAGCTTGAGGCATTGTTCTTTCGGAGATCTTCTTTAGACCCTGGACGCCATATCCCTGAAGTCCCTCAGTGTTCTTCCAGGCAGTGTTCCAAGCGTCATGAAGGGGCGTCCCCTTCATTGCATCCCTGTAGTTAACAAAGTCCCCGCCCGAGGCAAGCACAGCTCTTTCGTGTGGCGCAAGCATGTCGTTCATATCTTTGAAATAAAGATCGAGCTCTTGCTGGGAGGCGCCCCTCTTTACCAGATCCTGATATACGTAATCGTTGCGGGCAACTTCGTACATAGCTGCCATCTTTCTTCCGACGAGGTTATCAAGCTCCTCTTTGATCGTAACCTTCATGCCGAAGCCCTTATCGCCCTGACCCAGTGTCCTCTCTAGTTCACCATTCAGGACGAATTTATTTCCATCCTTTGTTGGGATTAGCTGGGCTCTGTTCACGATAAATCTTTCCGCATTCTCAGGAACTGTCTCGTAGGTTCCATTCGGATTCAGACCAAGTACCTCTCCGGAGCGATAGACAGTGCTCTCTAACATTGCCAACTCTGTTGGAGTTCCTCCCTGGACTCCAACTCTTTTCATCAGATCTTCTATTTCTGAAACAGCGATGCCGCCCTTAAGACGCTCTCTGAATTCAGCCATTCCAGGGATATCGGAATCCACCAAGGTCCCGAGGCGGTCACTAAAGAATGAAGATCCATGAAGGTTAACAGTATGGGTGCTTCTGTACTTGATCTTATCAAGTAGGACCATTTCGTCTTCGTGTAGATTGATGTGACTCAGTCCCACAGCTCTGAAAATACTATTGGATATATCTTGTGGTACCGAGGCTACACGGATATGGCTGAGGGCCTCATTGGCTGCAAGCTGGGCACTGCCTCTAACGATGTTCTTGGGGGCGCGCTGCATGTAGCTGACTCGTGTGCCTCTTAAAGACTGAGCAATCGTCTTGTTGTCACCAGACATCCCAGCGAAGGAAGATCCAAAGATTCTGCCAAATGGGTTCGGAATGTTTCTGATACCAGAAGTCTGCTGTGTTGGGGAAAGACCGGCATTGACATCGAACTTCATTGAACCAAGAAGCTCATCATGTAGCTTCATAATATCTGCTGAAGGTGCAGGCATTCCATGGAGACCGCGTAGGGTCACCTGATATGCAAGCTTTCTGTTGTAGCTCATATTGGCAGTCATGGCTACAAGAGGCTTGCCAGTGTCCTCTCGTGCATGGCCAATTAGGCTCGCATAGAATCGCCTATTTGAAGTCTTACTCTCAACAATGTCTTTTAGCAGACCATCAGCAAATGTCTGAGCGAAGTATTCATCTGGTGAACGATAGAGGGCGTTTATGTCTTTAACTCCTGCGATAACGTTCTTTTCAAAGTTCGCTGTTCGAACCCTTCTGGCAATTAGAGTTCTCTCTCCAAATGTACCCAGTCTAACGCGGCCATTCATCTCTATAGGAAGCTCTGCAATAGTCCTATTCCCCTGAATGATATGCACATTCGCAAGACGCTCTTCTGCATCTACCTGTAGTGCCATCATCTTCATCTGAAGTCTGGACTTAGAATTGTTTGGTAGGGCGGAATTGTACTCGTTTACAAATTCCTCAATCCTATTCATGTGCTCGAGAAGACCTGGACGATGTGCTAAGCGTGCGGGATTATAGTCAAAGGTATTGGTGAGAGTGGATACATTGAATGCGTTTAATCCCTTACCGGGCACCTTGGTAAGGTCAGAGATTCTGAGAATTGCTCCGTTACTTTCAATGTGTGCTGCATTTGCTCTGATAATCTTCTCGGCAGCAGTTCTACCCTTAGCTCCTGTAAGGTTCCCGATAAGCCCCTGCTGACGAGCAATAAGTTCCATATACTGACGATGGGCTGGACTGGCGTCCATTATCTGAATAAGAGATTCTCTAGAAGCTCTTCCAGACTTTAGGTCGATACCAAATCCCTCGAGGTGTCCAGGCTCTAGTTTGAATGCAGTGGCGAGACTTTCGACAGCATGCCCTCTAGCTCTACGGATGCTTGCACGTAGCTCTGGCGTATTAACAGCACTTTCAAAGTTTCCCTTACCAGTAAATGCAGAAGCAATATCTTCTGAGCTCATGACATACCTATTCTTACGAGATACCTGTAGAGCATCGAATAGGGCCCTCTGCTCTCTCTGCTGTCTCCACGGGGCAGAGATAGTACCTCTACCTTTTAGGTCGTCGAGCGTACGAATGCCTGCAGTTGCTAGACCTCCTAGCAACATACCTGGTGCGACATAATTCCCGAAGAAATCTCTTCTGGTCTTCTTATTGCTCATTAGGCATCTCCATATCTAATGCCAAACTTTCTAAGTTGGGCATCGATATCCTGTCTTCTATCTGCTCTTAAGTCTAGTGAGATCCTTGTCTTGTCTCCAATTGTATCAACAACTTCTACATTTAGATCGTTAATCTTTGAAGACGTTAGGCTCTTAATCACATCCTCTCTTACACCAGCCGACTTCATTAACTTATTTGCTGCAACATCTACATATGGCTTTCTGCTTACATTCATAACATCGTTATCCCAAAGGTCAAAGTCATGAAAGTCTTTGCCTAATGTCTGCACTACTTTCAACTTTACATCATCAATATTAACATCTGGATCATATCCAATCCAGTCAGCTGCTGGCATTCCGAATGGAGACTGGTCATCGAAATATGGCTCTAGTCGTTTTGCTCTTAGATAGTTTGGGAATGTATCTGGATTTGTTCTTCCACTACTGACAGCCTTCTGATATGCCTGCCAGCTATTCACATCTGCCATCTGACCTTCTGTGGCCCTTTGACTTTCAATCGCTGTTACGAGATCTTCCTCACTAGAAGATAGGTCGCCCTTTGCTGCTAGGCCTGCATAGATCTGCTTCTGCCACTGAGCTGTATAGAACTTTCTTGTGTAGTCAGGAACTAGTTCAAGGATTCTGGCTCTTGCATTGGGGTCTTCAGTAGCAACAAACTCATCAAAGAAGTTTCTCTCCTCTCTTGGGAGTACCTTCTTAATGTTCTCCATGTCTCCATAGGGGTCAGCACCGTACATTGTGTACTGAGCCTTTCTGGCATAAGCATAAGCAGCTCGACCTTCACCCTGACTTCTTGCATTTGCTTCCAGTCGCTTGTACTTAAGATATTCAAGTTTGTCGAAGTAACCCTTAAGGGCTCGCTCTTCCTGAACGCTTCCTGGGATACCTTCATAGCCGAGGAGGTTCATGGTGTTGTTGAAGGCCGGCTTTATGAAATCCTCAATTGGACCTTCCCAGCTAGGTGTCCTAGTACTGTAAACATTGCGATCTTCGTATTCAGCAATTGCTGATACCGGACCTGCGAACTTGTGGACAGGGGAGATGGGTAGTAGGTGCTCTACAGGATTCTTACGGCCAAGCTCTGTAATAAAGCTCCAGTAGTTACCCAGAAGAGAGTCTGGCTTGTCTCTAAACTCTACCCTCTTCTCTCTTTCGATGAGCTCTTGCTTAGTGGCCTCGTACATCCACCGATCTTGCTCTGAGAGCTGGTTCCCCTTTGCAAGGTTATCCATCTTTTCAGAGATAGATTTGAATTCCTTCGAGAATGGAGCGACGTCGCCTAAGATTCGATATTTATGAATGTCTGGATAGTCTTCTGGGTTTACACCTTTTAGTTCTTCATACCTTGCAGCGTAACCTGATCCTGGAAGTCTATACTCGCCTTCTGGGATTGCAGCGTAAGGATCTCCATGCTTGAAGTCTGTGTAGTTATTTGGGCCAGGCATCCATGATGGCATCTTATTGGCAATTGGGTTTAGCTTCTGAAGCTCATAGCGTTCGTTAGGAACGAAACGTCTAAAGGCTTCAGTAGTCATATAGCCACCACCAAGATTCAAATCCCAGAACCGATCTTGCATACTTCCGACATTAGCAAAGGAGGCTAGGACAGGACTATCAACTCCGAAGTCTGGAGTGCCGGTTAGCTTCTTCTTAAAGGTAGAGAATATGAAGCCCGGAAGACCCGCTGCTTCTGTGGCCTTATAAGCCATTTCTCCGGCCAGAAAGGACTGACTGTATGGTGAGCTAGCCCTGATGGGTCCTGTGCCCCCTAAAGCCCGGCTAGGGGCATTAGACGCGTCACTGCCGTAGCGAACGATATCTCCCCTCTCGATGGCTCCCGCATCCCCTCCAAGCTCGTCTGTATGCATTGTGACAGGGTTCTTTAGAACCCTACCAATGGTCATACCCCAAAGGGTGCCTAGCGGACCAAACCCTGTGGTGTCAGGACCAGAGATTGGGTAGGGCCTGTCCTCATAAAGCTCCTTCTCTTTCCAGTAAGGATCGTAGAGTCCCTTAATGAATCTGGAGAATGGGCGATCTGCCATACTGCCGAGCTGGAGCTCATCGGCGGGTTTATCCATGAGGCGGCGGAACCACCCGGGCCTATAGTATTTGGTTTCTTCGCCCTCGATATCGGTACGACCCATTTCCCAGTTCGCACCCTTCTTTACTGCGACTTCTGTTTCTCCAGCCTGCTCGGCCACAACTTCATCGTAGCTTTGAGAGGAACCAAGTGAGCCTAGGAAGAACGGTGCAGAGAGTGCAGCACCTATCACAGCGCCAGCAAGACCGAACTTGGCACCCCTGGTCATCGGGCTCTTGACAAACTTCTTCATGAAGCCCAGCTGCTCTGGTAGTTCATGAATCTCTTCTCTAGCTGTCTTCCAGGCTAGCTGGTCTGAGACTATTGGGTTTGTAAGAGAAGCAGCAACACGTCCTGTTAGATAGCCTGCCATTGGGAAGGCCATTACACCCAAGAGTCTATGAGAACCCTTTGCCTCCTCCTCTTGATAACTATTTAAGGACGTAAGTCCAGTGACATCAGAGGCTCTTGCATAGAGCCTCTGAGCAGCACCAATTGCCTCTCCTCCGAGCTGTCCGAGATTTCTACCACTAAGCAAGTTGGTAATAGCACTACCAACCTCATAGGTTGCAGCAATCCCAAGGGCCAGGGGGATCATGCGTCTTATGTGTCTGCCCCAGAGGTCTCCTACACTTCCAGTGTAGTCGCCACCGGTACCAAAGATGTTTCTGAAGAAACCATATGCCTTAGTATTCTTTGCAGCATCTACGGCTCTAGTCTTACCTATCAGTTCTTCAATTGCCTCGAGAGGCGTGTCCATCATCCGCAGATAGCGCTCGGACATCTTCTTGGCAAATGTATGACCCTCAAGGGCTGCCCTACGGGTTCTTGGAGAAGATGCCTTTGTGAGAAAATCCTCAACTGTCGATGGATCAGTAAAGGCACCCACCACCCCTTTGGTTGTACTACCTAGGGATACGCGCTCTGGGGCTTTAAAGACTTGATAGGTAGATGGGTTCTTATGGGAGATGGGGCGGGCACCCATAGCCTCTGAGATGGCATCTGTATCTCTAATGATTTGCTGAGACTTGGGTAGTCCAGTATCGGGATTGATCCCGATGTTTGGATCCTCTATGTTCCAGCGACGGACACCTATCTGAACATCTGGGACAAGGAGCTTTCCAATCTTTCCATCAGGGGTGGATGAGAACAGGCCCGGGAACCTCCCTGGTTCGAGCTCTCCAGTATTAATTAGATCGGTAACACGTAGACGAGCTTGGTCCATGGACATCGGGGTCCCCGCTGCAAGGGACCTGTTCATGACGTATTCAGCTAAGTGTTCGTTTGTTGTCGGGGAAACGTGAAAGCCATGAATTCTTTCTAGAGGTTCGAGCTTCCTTCCGACAAGGGCTGCGTAATGATCTTCAGCTCCGATGATATCTGCAGGATTAATCCTGAGATAGGAGTTTGCATCTGTGAAAGCTTGTCTAGAGGCGAAGCCAAAGAGGCCGAAGGTTCTAGGAACCCCACCACCCATTTCTTCAAATCTCTTAATACCCTCTAAGAGAAAGTCACCAAGGCGGGCTTCAATCTTACCATTCTGAAGGGCATAGCCCCTTACCCCCCACCAAGGAGTCTGACCAGCCCTATTGAGACCTTCGGTAAGATACTGAAACTTATGTGGGTCAACTGATACGGTTACGTTCTTAGATGCCCAACGTACACCGTAGATACCAACAGTGCCCAGTGCAGCATACTTGAGAGCGTTTGTAAGGGTGTGCGTCTTCCGATCCTCAGAAGGTCCCACCTCTGCGAATGGCTGTCGGTTAGCTCCTCTGATGATCTTTGCAACGTCATTCATTCTTACATCCCACGCTGTCTAAAGTAGTCAGCTCTCAACTGAGCGGCCTTTTGCTTTCGCTCTCTGACTGCTTCTATGGCCTCTCTTCTTTCTGTCATCTCAGCTTGCCTCATCAATCTCGGATCTGATTGAGGACTCAGTACTCTGTGCGAATCGGCGATTTCTTTATCAAGATTGAGTTTCTGCTTCTTCATCATGTCTAGTCTTTCAGCCTCAGGGTCGACGATCCTGAATGGAACATCAATTGTCTGACCTCCGAGGATAGCTTCTGCTTGAGCAGCTCTCTTTAATAGAGTTTGCCACTCCATCTGTTCGACCTCCTCTGGTCTATACGAGGGGAAGGCGCGACATATAGCAATGACTAGCTGGTCCTCTAAGAAGCCAACGGTCTCTCTATGTAAGGAGAGTTGTTCCATAGCCTGTTCAGGCTTGGTGCAACCAGAAATCCTTAGAATAGACTTCACAACACTACTGATGATCCCAGCATCTTGAGCATTCCTCGACTCTTCGATCCAGGCTTCATGCTCCTCTTCTGGAACATATTCTGGTATTGGATCATCGAATGATGAGTAGATGACACACTCTTCGTAGATCTTATTTTCTAGTTCTAGATAATCGAAAGGTGAGATGCGGAAAGATGCGTCCCTATATCGTTTATAGGTGGACCAGTTGAGAGGCTTCCACACAACATAGCCTTCATCGAACACGGTCTGATACAGGGATTCGTTGGCTATCTTGGCGGATAGGTATTCCATGGTGGGTTATCTTCTTACGATAAGAATTGGCTTCCTGCGGTCGGCCTTGGTGACCGACCCCTTAACTGAGCAGGAGCTCATTTGAGTTAGAGCTTAATGCAGGAGGCGAACGCCTGCTCACCGGACATGAACTTAGAGTGGTCCATGATGACGCCGAACAAAGCAGGGATAAGACCCGCATCGCTCATTGTAAGGAATGCCTGGTCTACTGAAGGGAATAGGACAGAAGCTCTAAGAACACGTTCCTGATACTGTGTGTCTACGAGTGTCGGATCGATCTTTGCCTTATCTGTTGAGGCTAGTAACCTAAGGTCATTCTGAATCATTGTATGCTCAAGTCGACGAAGTCTCTTGAAGATTACAATGGTATCCTCATCAGGAATGAAAGCATGAATTCTTCCGTGCTGGGCCTTCCAGGTTTCAAGCTGATGACGAGACAGTGCGGGGAACTGTAACGGAATTAGATCCAGGGGGTCAGATGGGCCGTCGTCCTCTTCCTCGTCTACTTCAGGTTCTGCTGCCTTAACAGGAGCCTTAGCAGCGGGCTTCTGTTGAGGGGCTGGTCTTGCTGGGGCTGCTGGCTGCCTAGCGGCTACGCCTTTTATGCCAGAACGAAGAGGCTGTTTTGGAGCCTGTTGGACTTCGTCGTAGGACTCAAGTCCAGCCTCTGCGTTCTGCTCTGCCTCTGTCAAAATGTCGTTTATCATGTCATCGCCCTGTGCGTTAACAATAATGGGTGTAGGTGTGGTTCTCATATATCTCCAAATTACTCAACTTGAACTATGCCAATTCCGGCGTCGTTGACTTCAAATGACTTCATTGCCGTAAAAATATCAATACCACGATAGATAACTGGTTGACCATCTGATTCAAATAACTTGAACCGATCACCAGCTCTAAGAACAGATACGGGTTCTGGGGGTCCCCAGATTCCATCTCTATTTACTAATACATAGCGTTTAGAGTTGTCCATATTTAGGTCCTTTTAGTCAATGTCGCGAGCTATAAAGCTATAGCTCTCCATGATTGGTTCACCATTGGATATAATCGTTTGGGACTGTCCTGTCAAGTAAACACTTCTTAGTCTACGAACTGTATGGTCAACACTTGGATCATTATAATCTCCCATGATAAGGAAGATGTCGAATGGGGGCATTAGATCGAAGCGCTCTCTCTGTGGTGTTTCTGGTCCACCCGGAGTTGCCTGCATCTGTTCTTGTTCTCTTGCATATTTTTTAAATTCTTTGTTGCCCAGATTCCGGACTTCATTAACAGTTTGGAGCTCTCTAAAGGTCACGTTTGGATGTGGCATCTGACCATTGTAGTATTGCTCTTCAAATAAAAACTGATCTGAGTGATGTCGACCGATTCCCTGAGCGCTTCCAAGATCTCGATTAACAATTGCCTTTCCAATGATATTTAGATAGTTGGCTTCAACATAGTTGATTGTAAAAGAGCCCTGAACAATAAGGTTTCCTGTGGCTACTGTCCTAAAGAGTTTGTCAGCATACCCATACAGGGGAGTGCGGTTTGTTATCGTTGCAAACTGAATGGAGTTGATTTCATCGATGAAGACATCCCCAAAATAGATCTGAGCCTGTGAAGCGCTGTAGTAACTTACACGGTATCTTTCATCTGTTAGTGGTGGGGGTAAGGGGTTTGGGGCTGGTCCAAAAGGTGTCTTATTGTTACGTATCGACGGATCGGGAGAAAGCTTTCCTTCTACTGATAGTGGATCCATAACGATGTCTGCATCGTATGGATTTCCGACTATCTCAAGTTGATCCATAAGAACATCTGCATTGTATGGTCTTTGTACGCGGCTATTGGGTGCTGCCATGATTGCTTACCTAAATGGATTACGGCTCTGTCTCAGGAGCTGTTCTTGGATCTGACTTGGTGAAGACATGATGGATCTAAATGTTTTCTTACCGAATCCACCTCCCGCTAGATCCTTAGTTCCTGCTGTTGGTGTCATTACGGCCATATGAGCTGCCGTATATTGTACAGTATTTTCTGTAATCAAGTCTTGAATAGACATAACCTGACCTTCAGCAGAGATGTCGATTCCAAAGATTACAAGTTGAGATCGATGTCCGTATTCATTAGCGAAATTGATAACGACATCAAATGGCGGGAGTTGGTCGACCATTACGTATTCTAGATCTGAGTATTCAGAAACAACACTATTTGTATTTGTGTCTCCAGACTGTCGACGCAATACATCTAATAGAACATGCCTATCAAAGACGGTAAAGACCATTGAGCCTGCGATAGTCCTAGTCCCCCTGGTTCTGCCTTTCTCTCCTACATATCCCAAAGCTCTAACTGGTTGCTTGTCTCTGAAAATGCTGTATGAGATCGTCTGAAGCGTTGCCAGGACCTGTGTAGTTGGCTTTTGGTTTCCAGCTCGTGGGACCGATATGATTGCTCGAATATCTGTTCCTGAGTAGGAATTAAAAGCACCCGTATATGAGTTGTCTGCCATGTAAGCTCCAGAAAATAAAAAGGGGAGAGCCGAAGCCCTCCCCTTCAATTACGCCTAAAACCTGAAGTGTTTTAAGTCGATGCACCGACTTCGTTGGCGTTAAGACCCGTGCCAGCATCTCGTACACGAACCCAGGGTGTCAAGCTACGACAGACATATGTTACCTGATGTTCGATAACGATGTCATCAATTGAAACACCAGAACCCTCATTTAGGAATTCGATACCGAGTACTCTCATCTGAGCGGCAGCACCATACTCATTTGCGGCATGGAGCGTGACGTCAAATGGAGGAATCTGGTCAACATACCATGGAGTGGCAAGCTCCTGATCGCCAGTTGGATTCTCGAAGGGAGTTTCTGCGCCAAAAACATCTGTACCAGGACCGACTCCATTGCTGTTAGATACAATCTGACCATTCTCTAGTGGACGAAGGTCGTCTATGTCAGACCAGAATTTACTGGTATTCATCTGACCTAGAACAGCATGCTTGTCGAACTGGATAAATACCATTGAACCTGCGATACCACGCTTACCTCTTGAGAAGGAGCGAGGGTCAGCTGCACCCATTGTGTAGATGGGGGCCTTTTCGCGGGTTACGCTCCAGGAGATAGCCTGGAGCGTACCGATGACCTGGTTCTTAAAGACAGCTCTGATGTCTACACCGCTAAAGCTGTTGTATGAACGGGTGAACTCACTGCTCATTCCCATGATTGGTTAACTCCTTTACGCCTGAAGCGCGATATCAACGTTGATCTTGCGGAGTTCGTTGACGATTCTGAGACTTAGCTTGACCCTTGCTGTTCCGCGCACCTGGTCAATTCTGGACTGGCTTACAGTGGCGCTGAAAGAAAGAATTGCGCTGTTGGAAGCCTTCTGCATGTCGCTGAGCTCCTTGAGGAGACGAGTCTCAAGAGCACCCTTCCTGATTGGGGTAAGTGGCTCTCCAAGGAATTCTCTACCAACTTCTCTGACCTTGGTGATGACCTGGGACACGAGACGAATACTCATGTTCCTTGTGAAGTCGGAGTTTGGTAGTGCAGCAGACGGTGCATCTACTACAATTACGTCGGTTCCCTTCTGGTCGAATACTGTATAACGAGCACCAGTCAAAGAATTCAAGTGACGCTTTGCAAGCTTCTGTGCCAGACGCACTCTGCTGGTATTGCCGATGCCAACCTTCTTCATTGTGGCAGCGGACCAAGGGGCGATGGCGGAGAGTAGACCTGCGTAGATTGAGGCACCTGAGTTGATGTATCCAAGACCTGTTGTATCGGCGTTGTTCTGGAAGATCGGCCAAGTTGGAACGATACTTAGGAACTTACCGAGGTCGATTTCAAAGTTGTTGTTGTCAAGTACGAGAGTGGCGTCGTCGAGTTCACCGGACTCCGTAGCCTTAAAGCCAGGATCGAACTGAGCACCGTTGACGGAGTATTTCTTTCCAGCGATGAACTTAAAGCCAAGTAGGCCGCTTCCGTTTGTGATGACATCACCAGTCTCGGTATCGTAAACAGGGGACTTGCCGATCCAACGAGCGATAGACGCTGGGTTGAAATGGTTTGTCGGCGGATTTACACCGATAACTGCGATCGTGGAGTTCTCGTTCTCAGTAGCCTCGTGGCAGAACCTTGCAATGCGGTAAGCGAAGTTCACCTCATTGTAAGTATAGCCATCTAGGTCGATCTTGGAGGTGTACCACTGATGGACCAAAGCACCATCAACCTCAACACTACGGTGATAGAAGAGAAGGTCAGTGTCGTATACCGCGAAGGCCGGAGTACGAGCAGCTACGACTGTTCCACCAACACCGCTAAGAGAGAAGCTCACATTACGGTCAAAGTGGACAATCAGCTTAGTAGCAGCAGAACCATCTTCCCAGCTTAGAATACGAGCTGTACGAACAAGTTCGCCAGCAGTGTGGTTGTCGCCGAAAGCAGAACCCTGTGGGCTTCTGAATACGATCCAGCAGGCGCCTCTGCCAGCAGTTGCAAGAGCAGTCTTAGCAGTCGTTCTCTCATCGGCATCGTCGAAAGTAAGCTCAAAGCGATCTGCTCTACCAGCTAGAGTCGTTCCTACCACGTCCTGAATGGTACCAGTCGCAGTGGAATCCATGAGCTGTGTCGGGAGCGCAGTAGCGCCTGTAGTCTCACCATCAAGAGCCGGGTCGTCTAGATAGACACCGGGCACAAGTAGTACGTCGATCGGAGAAGCCTCGAGAGCCATAAAGGCATCTTCAACAGCTTCGTACATATTCATCTTTGCGGGCTCGACCTCATCAACAGTCAGATCAGCGGTGCTGCCAAGGCTGTTCACTACCTTGTTCAAACCATTGAAGTCAGAACCAGGGGTGACTAGGAGCTTCTGAACGCCGGACGCTGCTGTGATGTAGAGTCTGTCCGTAAGAATATTGTCGATACGAATCGGACGAATCTTGGAGATGAAGCGGATCTTGTGGTTCGCACCTTCGGGGAAGCTGAGAGCCGTTAGATCAGAGTCTAGCGTAAGCGTCTTGGAGGCGATGTCGACCGCAGTGAGCGTGCGCTCCTGAAGGACAGAGCCATCACTCTTAAGGCACTGTACAAAGTACGGGTTTGTAGAAGCGTTGAACTGGAGGCGACCAAGGTTCAGTGTTCCGGCATCGTTCATGACGATGGTGTCCATTGCGGTATCGTCTGGAACGGTGAACGTCTGGTCGGTCTCGTCGTCCTCAACCTTTGTCTGCTCACCAATGGAGCCTACGAGGTTACCCACGGCCTTCTCGCCTGTGATCGTCACAGTGCCAAGGTCCACAGGGTTTGTGCTGTCGTTGCTGTATAGAAGCTCGCCAGTTGTGGCGTTGTATACCTTGAGGATGTCCTCAGCATTGTCGTAGAGGATGCTGTACCTCTCAAGGGCATTGGAGCCTTCTACAACAGTTGTAATGGTATATCCTGCGCTGCCAGCGCTGTCGCCAATATGCTCAATCTTGCCTCTAGTAGCAAGTACGCGGTAGGCGGATACGTTGTCAGCACCACCCTGGAATGCCTCGACGATAGCGCGAGCTAGGGTTCCCTCGGAACCAAAGCGAGAAAGGGCTGTGCTGCTTGAGTAGAGCTTAGACTCAAACTTAGAAGGCCCCTGCTTTGCTGTGCCAAGAACACCTACGACTGGGCCAACGGGAGCGATGTCAAGTAGGACATTGCCATCGTTGATTGTCACGGAGGTGCCTGGAAGGTTTGGGTACTTGTCTGTCATTAGAAGTGCTCCTTATTGTGGGGAACTTGTAGTAGTAATAATACTACGAAGTACGTGCTCCTTAATCACTCGTATCTTTTCTGTCCTTACGTAGTAGACCAAAGGTCTGACTACAATCTTGCGGTTATCGGGCGATAGGACAGCATCTGAACCGCGCCCCTCATAAGCAATCTGCTGAACCCCGCTAGCCTTGAAATACCACATCCAGTTTTCCATAAAGGACTCGAACCATAGGGCTCTCTGGTTTGCGGTTCTGTTATCTCTAGCGTAGATCTCGAAGGCGACCTTGTTATCAAACCACTGTCCTAGTGTGAAGATTTTGAAACCTGGATAATCAGGATCAATTATCGATTCACGAACAAGTGGTCTCATCTGACGAATGTTACCTTCACTCATTGCTCTATGAGCAGATGTCTTCTCAAAAGTGCCTGGCATTCTCTGTAGTAGACTATAGCTGATGACCTCAGTCTTCAAGTTATCATCTACTTCGGGGAATTGCTCTGTGTATAGAAGCGGCACCTTTGTTCCATCAATCTCTTGCTGGTACTTAAGAGCTAATCCAACAAGACCAAAGAACTCTGTAATGTCAACAGCAGGACGTGGTGTCCTTAGCTTTGGATCGATTCCAGAACTTCTGTACTCCTCAGCTAATGCTGCAAAATAGTCGTCAATCCAAGAGCCGATTACTTCATGCTGATCCATTCTTTTCTACCAATAACATTTTGAGGTTATTTGCCAAGGGTTTTCGATTATTCCGAATAGCAAGACAGTCGCCAGTATTCAGTACGGCCGTTATCGGACTTGAACTTCTCTGCCATATGAATGTTATGTGATAGGACTGCCTTGATTGGAGAAACTAGCTTGCCCTCTCTATCTGTCAGTGGCTCGATGATCTTATCGTAACGCGTGATCATCTCTACTGGTTCGACATAGAAGAAAGACATGGCGATTGTGTTCTTTCCCCACTTCATATACTTCTCTACGTCTTGGTACTCGAATCTATCTGTCTTATAGGCTGTGATGATCTTGTCCGTAAAGAGGTAGCCTTCACCATCACAGATGTTACAGCGATATGTCAGTTCGGGCTCATTGGATGGTCCGGTCTTACAGGCACATGGGATGAGGTCTTCTGCAGAGGTGGCCTCCACCACACCTTCCCTGGTATTCATACTTCTAAGGATATAGAAGGCCCCCTTTGCCACTTCGTCAGGAGCTCCGAATAGAAATCTATTCATTTCAACCCTTAGATCTAACTCTCTGGTCTTAGATGTATTGGGGAATGGATTCCATTTCATAGGTCTCTATAACCTTTCTTAGGACGTCTCTGGGCAGCGCCATCTGTCTTTCTAAAGTAATAATCTTTAGCATTTGCTGCTGGGATGTTTGCTCCTTCATACTCTGGAGTAGAGGCCCATAGACGAGCGGGAACAGGGGTGTCTGGGTTGTTCAGCCCCTTGACTGCAGATCTGATCGTACGCCCCCAGCGTCCGCCGTCTTCGAGGATTGCTGTCAGCGTTTTAAGCTGCTCCTGTGCGTCTCTAAGCAACTGTGCAGCAGCTCCCTCTCTCTTGATAGAGAGGTCGCCTAGACGCTTCTGCAGCTTGGCGGTCACGGAAGAGCCAGCTAGAAGGCCGACTAGGGTTGCGGCAGTAACCCACCTGCTGCGATAGCTGGCGTACATCTCTGGATTGATACTGGCTGCGTCGGGGCAGAAGTTTAATAGGTCTGCCTGTCTGGAGTAATACTGTACTAGCTGATTTATTGTCTCATCAGGGATTTCAACTAGGAACTCACCGGCCATGAGGCGGACTCTAGTGGCGTTTGAGTAGAAGGGATTAAGAGTAGTCGTATAGTGAGATTCGTAAGTCCCACCCAGTGTGCTCCCGTCAGTTGCCCTTAACCCCCTGATCGTAATGAATATTAGTCTATTCTCTACAGGTCTACCGGGAGCAATTATGGCTTGTAGTGAAACTGTAATCATTACCATTCTCTCCTAGAGAAACGGGAGTCTGGAGTTAATACTGCTCCTGTAGGGAATGCAAAGCAGTACATATCAGTAACACCATCTAATAGGCGGTACTGGAAGGCAGGGATCGTCCTCTTGACTTGACGTCCGATATTAACCTCAACCCGTCTGAATACTCTGATCAGCTTCCCACACCCAATCTCTGCTGAAGCTACGATAGACTCCAACTGCCTATCCTCATCATCAAATAATGAGAACTTTCTCAAATCAATGAGATTGGCATTGGTGAGTACTAGGCTTGGATGAGATTTGAGGTAGGAGAGATCGGGATGGGTTTCTTCGATAGTCACTTCACTTAGAGAGCTTCCAGGAAGACTGAAAGTGAAGTGCCACTGGAAAAAGAACTTGTCCATATTTATTCCTCATCGTATCTGAGGATTAGCTCGTAGCTGTCTGTATCGCCGGTTTCTACTGAGGGAAGAACTTCCATTTGAAGGACAAGGTATTTGCCGATTCCGGCATCTTCAATATCACCATCATCGACGTTCGCATCATAGGGACCCTCTCCCAAAGAGAGTGGCTCTGCTGATGTGTAGGTGAATAGATTTTGCTTAGGCGCGGCCATTGCGCCAGCAATACCATAGCCGCCAACCTTAGGCGTAGCAAAAGCGTCTACGGCCTTTGCCCAAATAGAAATTCCAGTATTCGGTGTTCCCGACGTAAAGACCTCTAGGTTAGAGATATTTGCAGAATCCACAAGGTCATCGATGTATAACCTGAGGTACTTCTCATAGGAACGGTAGACTCCAGCATTAGGGCGCACGAGCTTGTCATTCTCGTCAACGACGCTGTCGTCTGCGCTCTTGAATCGAACAATGCCACCACTCTTTGGAGTTGCAGCCTGCGTGCCGAGAGTACCATTCCATTCGTTTAGTTCAATTGTTGCTGCCATGACTTAACCTGAAAACCTTAGTGTAAGGACCTTTCCACTTACTGTTGGAGTAACCTTCAATGAGACAGACTCTGTAGTCGTTTCATCTAGCGGGAGACTTTCCATTAGAACTCGAATAAAGGCATCGGATACCGAGTCTGGATCGATATTCTTATTGAACTCAATCACAATACGATCAAGCCCAACCTTCACATTTGAATCGCCCCTTTCTGGCGTAATCGACACAACTGCAAACTCGGGGCCTTCTGCAGATACAACCCTGTCTACCCTTCTGAATCCATCTACAGTCTTGTCTGCGAGACGATAAGACGGGGAGTCTTCTGATACCTCTGTGTATGTCGAAGACCCCGTATAGAAGGTAAAGGCGTTAATATCCTCGAGAGGGACACCTTCAATAACGTCAAAGGTGAATGTGTCGCCAACGGCATATGCACCAGTCTTGAATACAGCGCTTAGGCCCTGCTCCAAGGCGATGAGCCTATCGGTAACAATAGTCTCTGAGTCGAGACCATTCGATGCCTTTCTGTAGACGAATCGGGCAGTGCCGAGTGCTCCTGCAGTTACAATCTCGATTGTGAAGGTATCATCTTCCCCAAGGTAGGGACCTTTGATGACCACTTCCCCTGTTCCGGTATTTCCTGGGTCAGGTATTACGTCATCAATTGTTCTAGTAAGGGCTTTCGTCCCAACGAGGACTTTATAGGTAGTGTTGGGGAGTAGAGGAGACTTCGGTGTAAAGATAAATGTGCGGTTATCAGTAGTTGAAATCGTCCCCTCTACAACCCCAGAGAATGGACCTGACCTTAGATAGTCGGTGTCAGAATCAGGGCTAAGGTTTTCTAGACCTGGACCTTCTACTACTAGCTTCTTTGCTTCTGTAGCAACGACAAAGGCGCCATTAGAGATGCTATCAACATCTACATCCTCATCGAATGTAATGGTAACAACGGTCTCAAGTGGCTGATTCAGTGCGTTGTTTGCAGGGCTAGTAGATAGGATTTCCATTGGTTACTCTCCGGCTGATTCGCTGTTCTTTGAACCAATTACAGAGACGAAGGTTCCAGTCTCAAGATCAAGGCGCCAATCCTTTAGCTCTTCACTAGAAATACCTTTAGCCTTTGCAAGGTCTTCGGCTAGCTTCCTCAGGTCGCTATGGACCTGGTTGGTAGACTGGATTAGTTGGCTCTCAATTTTGAGGAAGTTGGTCCTTAACTGAGAATGGGCTACAGCAAGCTCTGTGAGCTTGTCTTGCATCTTACGCATCATTGTAAGATCAGCAACTGAGATACTCTTATCGGACATTAGACACCTAGAGTTAACTGGAAGGGCTTGCTCTGAAGCAAACGCTTTGTGTTCTGAACTACGACCCAGCATGAGCCGCGACCACTTTCTTTTAGATATGTATTGTCATTCACTGACACAGTAGCAACGATTTCAGTATCGCCTACGTTCACGGAATTGATTGTGGCAACAATGGTGTGCCTTGTCTGTGGCGGAACCTGGCTCCTTGTTCGATCAGGGGATGTCATGAGGATGACCCTGAGGTCTGCATCCTCTGCTCCGAAGTTGGTCCCCGTGATGGTCAGCTCCGTAGTTCCAGTAAGACCAACAGTGGAATCATCAGACTGGTCGGTTACGACGTCTGAGATGGTTGGAGCTGTTATGCATTCCCACTGGGTAATGCCAAGAACATCGCCATCAGCATTTCTCTCGATAGTCCTAGCGAAGACAACATCTGTGTCTTCGTCATCTCTGTCCCGCAGGAAGGTCTTAGACTCAACGATAGTCTCATCAGTAACCTCGTCGTTAAAGCCTGTTGCGGTAAAGGAGGGTTCTTTCATTAGAGCGATCATGTCATTATCAAATGACATGAAAATCTTCACTGTCTGTGGGTCCATAGATTAGTCTTCCTCTTCTAGGACAGTTCGCCTAGTGCTCTTTACTACTGGCTCTTTGGCAGGACTGTCGATTACGAGGTCTTCAATTACCTCTTCAGACTCTGTGATTTCGCCATAGAACTGTTCAGAGAGATCCGCATTAAAGATCCCCGTCAAAGATGCCTGGATGATATTCAGAACACTCTGACGCGGAGACTCCTTTGCCTTTTCAAGCTTGAGTAGTTCCTGAAGGCTCTTAACATCTTTGGTTAATGCCATTCTTGAGACATAGCGTCTCTGAATGTCCGTTGCTGGCAAGGACAGAATCTGCTCAAAGGTAGCACTCTTTGAGGACATCGCAAACTGCTCGGAAACTAGAGTGATAGTGTTGTTGTTCAGTGCACTCTGGAGAATCTGTCGATTCTCTTCAGTCATTTCCTTAAGCTCTTCGTCAGTGACCAAGCGTACTGGATTTGCCCTGGAAAGAACAATGTCAGTTCCAGACAAGGACCAGAAGGGTCTTAGTGGGCTTAGATAGATATACATATTCCTTACTCCATTTAGTGGAGAACCAATGGAGGCAAGTATATGAGAGATTCTTCTATTGTGTCTAGGATTTTTTAGGAGGAAGCTTTCTTCTTACGTGAAGACTTCTTCTCAGGTGGGGTTTCGGCGGGCTCTTCTGGAAGGATTTCTGCGGGAACTGGATCTGCAACTGTTTCCTCTAGAACAGGCTCGAGAATCTTTGCTGCCTTCTTACGTTCTAGAATTTTTCCGTTATGACTCCAAAGCATGTTTGCCTCTTAAAAGCTGAGATAGATTACGTTAGGTCGCTAAGGTCTTCTGTTCAACCCATAGTGTAATCTTTATGGTTCCATCTTCCCCACCAGTCTTATTCTCGACTGTTAGATAGATGTTGTTATCTTCGCTCCGATGGGGTGCGACGACCGTCAGGACCATGCCACCCATACCTCGATAGCGAGGTAAAATGTCTGTAGTTCCTGCTCCAAAGTAAGCATCACCTGTCAGAATGCCAATAAGTTTGCTGCGAGCGCTATCTGCATACTGCTTGATAATTGCTGAAGTTACGGATGCATTCGATACCGGCTCCCATGTGACCTTGGGAATATAGCCATCCGGGAATCCAATATCAATTGTCAAGTTTCCGGAACCACCACCGCTGATACTTTCAGTGGTTCCTTCGAACTTGGCGACCGATCCTCCGCCTCCGCCCGCACTCTCAACAGCACTGGCCAACTCGTCGATTGCTTCCTTAACAGTTCTGGCTGCAAGGCCAGAAACTGTTGGATCATAGTCGACTCCTAAGCTTTCTGTCTTAATCGAACCATCAGAGTTCCATAGTCTAGCCATGGTTCACCCCCTGATATTACTCATTAGGTGTGAAGTAAACGATACCTACGGTTACGGATCCAGCGGTAGTTCCACTGAGGTTTACGTCGGAGGTTAGCGTAAGCGTAATAGCTCCGTCAGCAGGTCTCATGATAGCACCAGCAGCGACTGCACCAGCAGTAGCGCTACCTGCCATAATGTCCCAGTCATCATCCGGAGTGATTTCTACATCGCCCACTGTAAGAGACTCAAGGACGTAGCTTGTATCTCCAACAACTGCAAATGCAGTGTTGAGGGTCGTGTAGCAACCAAGAATTACGGCGCCGTCAGGAATGTCACCTAGACCAGAAAGATCTCCTAGGTCAAAGTCACCCGTGACAGCATCGGTATCAGCAAGATCTGCGAAGGTGAGAGTGGCTTCAAAGCACTTTACAGCCCTCTGGAAGATCCCCCAATTTGAAAGGTCCTGAACTGCCATTTGATTTTCTCCTTAAAGAAAAATGGGGCCCACGAAGGAGCCCCATTAAAGTTAGCTAGCTCCCGTTACCCTATTAGTTAGGGAACCGCTACGTCACGAGTTGTAGGCTGAATGCTACCTGCCATGTTGATTGTTGCCTGGGCCGGGAGAACGATCTTGTTGCTATCAACTACGACGTTCTTTGCGATTGCGAGGCCAAGACCACGATTCTTCGGACGAATCATGTACTTCTCAGTCAGGTTGATCTTCAGGATGTCTGTCTCCGGGTCGGTCCACTCGCTTGTGCTGAGTGCCATTTCCTCGAAGTAGAAACCAAGCTCGTTGCTATCGGCCATGAGGATGCTTGTGGTGTTTGTGCTGGCGTTGTACGGAACGAACGGAGACACGACCACTGTCATCGGGAGACCGAAGTAGTTCGGAAGTACCGGAGCAGAAGTCAGATTCTGGCTGAAGTCTGCTGGGGTGTTCGGAAGGGCAGCACCATCGCTGTTGTTGCCGATCGGAGCACTTGGCCAAGTACGATACTGACCACCGGAGTAACCCTCACCACCGAAGGAGCCCGGGAAGTCCTGAACAGCCGGATTGCCAGTCCACTGGGAACCGAAGAACGGGCTGCGGGCCATCTGAGCGAATACGCGGAGCTGAGCGTCCTGAACGAACATGAGCCAGGTCAGCGGGTGAACAAGGATCATATTCGGGGTCCAGCCATGGGCTAGAACCTGGGCGTACATCTCGAAGACGTCGTCCATCGTAATGGTGCCATTCAGAGCACCGCTGAGGTCGCGACCAGTAGTAGTGCCGAAAGCAGAGTTGCTCGGGCTCAGGTTATCATGGGTGACCTTTGCGAGGTGATACCACATGTTGAAAGCCTTCTCTTCCTTGTTACGGACGAGGGCCTTTGTAGCCTGACGGAGAACCATGGAGACCACGTCGAAGGAGCTGTACTTGAGAACCTCATCAGTGAACTTCACTGAGAGACCGTACTTGCCCATCTTAGCGATCTGGCTTCCACCTGCGAACGTCACTCTAAGCTCCGGCCTACTTTCAAGCTCACCGATCTCGAAGTCGCCGTCTAGGGCGCCGAAAACGAGAGGCATATCTACGTGGGCACCAGGGCCGTTGTAAGGCATCCTCTGTAGGAGCTTGGTGGCAATGAGCATCGGCTCGACTGCTTCCTGAATGGAGTTGTTGATTACCTTAGGAATGAAGAGTGGGGCTTCCCACATTGCGAGGGCGTCCTTAAGAGTCAGCTTCTTACCATCGGGTAGAAGGTGCTCTGGGTCGCGCATGGCCTTCTCAAAGTCCTTGAACTTGATAGAAGCCTGCTCGTCGACCTCGCGGAAGTTTGCGAACTTCAACTGGGCTCTCTTGCTCATTGTTTATAACTCCTTACTTATGGGCCTGGGAGATTACGATCGTGCCCAGTGTTGCGCCTGCTGTGTGCATATTCCAAGGATAGCCGCTTGTAGCAGAGCCAGGCATCTTCTCGATTGCATCGAAGCCAGGGATTGTAGAATCCCAACGGGTCTTGACCTTGTCGAGTAGGGACCTTGGATGACGGACGTCCTTCTTGATTACCTGACCGACGATGCGCTTGTGGTACTTCTGAACGCTTGTAAGAACAGCGGCCAGGGCAGTGTTTACAGCGGCTCTGTCTGCTGCGTCGTCACCAGTGAGAACTCCACAAGTTACGCTTGCAGGAGTGGCTGGAACGATATTGGAGTCGCGGTTGAATGTCACACGATCGCCGTAGGAGAAAGAGGACATAGCACCTGCGATAGCAACAGCCTGACCAGGGATGAGTAGACCACTTGTGTCTGCGACAACTGGGTACTCGAGGCAGTAGTTCGTACGAACCGTCTTGGGCTCAAGCTGAAGCTGCCAAGCGTCGTGACGAAGCTGGGTGCCATCATCGACAGCCTTGCGGGCCTCCATGCCTGTAGCGGAACCGGTGTTGAACATGTGCTCATTTGCACCGCGGCTCATTACGTCAGAGCTTGTGCGAATCCAGGAGTACGGAGCGACACCGATGTGATCACCGATGGTAACTGCCCATGTCATGACACCGTTGCAATCAACAGCAGAAGAGCTGCCAGCAAAACCGCTGTTGAAGTTCGGTAGAGCAACGCCACCCTTGCGAAGCATAGAGTAAACGACAGGCTCGCCGACAGCTACCGTGACACCACGAGAGTTAACAACACCGTTGTCAACGTCAGTCTGGTCATACTTGATTAGATCAGCAGTTACGAAGTTAACGTTGCCAGTACCGAAGTTGGTAAGGGCCTCAGTAGACTCCTGCTCGATCTTGTAACCTGCGGGGACCAGGAAGCCTAGGCTGTCATGAGCAATGACCTTACCAGTCATTACTACATAGTAGTCAGAGTGCTTCTCGATAAAGCCCTGCAGTGGGAGGTAAGGGGCCGGATGTGCGTGCAGACGAGGAAACTCTGTTGGGCAGAATTCCACGTTGGGCACCATTGTGCCCACGTCCCTGTTGTACCTCTTAACCGTTGGGTTGTACTGTGACATTAGTATTCCTCCAAATTATGGGGTCATGTCTCGCGGGACGAGCCCCTTATTCTGTGCATCCATCCAAAACGACTTAGCCCTACCAGAACCGTCGGGTCCATAGAAGAGATCCCAATACTGCTTGGTGTAACCAGCGTACCTCTCAGCATCCTTCTCTCTCTGCTCAGGCTCTGGAGCCCTTGGATCTGCAACCTGCTTGCCACTGGCAACCCTATCAGAGCCGGTGACATTCTTGTTGCGGATGTCCTTGATGGAATCCTTGAGAGAGTCCATAGAGCGAGAAGAGTATTCCTTGAGGGCTTCGACCCTGTCCTCAATCTTAAAACCACGATTGAGCTGAGCGTCGACAAGGCTCTCAGCAAGAACCAACTTGTGATCCTTGATGAGTTCCTTATTGGCAGCCTCAAGCTGAGACACCTCAGCGGTCAACCTGGAAGCCTTATGCTTCCATACGCTAAGGTCAGCATTTAGAGCCTCGAGCTTTGCTTCTGCGTCAGTAAGCTTTGCGCAAGTCTCATCATATAGCTGCTTTAGAACTGTTTCCGGTGCAGGCTCTGAACTATCCTGAACAGGCTCAGACTCAGTAGTGACCGACTCTGTCTGTGTGGCATCCTGCACACCAGTCTCGGACTCAGAGGCCTGAGATGAAGACTTGGCGAGAACATCCTTTACAGACTGGAGAAGAGAGTCACGAGTCTCAGAAGTCTCTAGCTCATTTAGAAGAGCCTCGATAGCCTGGGCGTGAGCTGCGTCCTTGACAGGGAAAGTCCTGTTAGGGCCAATGAAGACAGAGTCATCTAGACCGCTGAGTAGGTCGCCAGTTAGACGAGGTGCGTCAGCAGCAAGATGCTTTGCAATGGCCTCATAGTTAGAGGCTGTATCCTTGATTAGATCAGATAGCTTCATGCTTTGTCCTTGGTGTTGTTCCTGACCCTGTTCTTTGTTTCCAATTACTGAGGAGGTTTTTACAGTAGGGGCATTTGAATTGGAAAGCTGCAGAGTTTCGGGCATGTCTACAACACAACTGTCCTTTAGACGGAATGTCTGATTGTTGATAGAAATGTGGAAGTCAGAGAAGATCTCCACTGGCTTGCTGTAAGTAAGATCCTGCGTGGCATCTGCAAAGGATAGGTTCTCTCCGACCTGAATGATCTGAGATAGTGGAGCAGCAGGATTATTGACTGGAGAAACCTCATCAAACCCGTATTCAGATGGGACGATTACGCACTCGAATCCGTCAATAATCTCACCACGCTCGTGCCCACAGTCCGTACGCCAGTCAATTAACTCCCCCTTCCTTGCACAACTAGAGCAGTATACGTGCTTCGGAGTTCCCATGCCAGTAGATACGGTTAGGTATCTGCCATCGAGAATCTTCCTAATAGCATCCTGATCTGTGATGTCCCAGAGGCCAAGAATGTAGCCAACACCCTTATACTCGTCTCTCTTTGAGAGATCAAGGAACGTGGAGACTGTCTGCAATCTTGAGAGTGGCTTAGATGTCTTATCCTTGAAGGTTCTCATCACATTATAAATGGATGAGTCGAGACCAATAGCCTCATTTGTGGTATCGACATATCTAGCGTCGATAACACGACCAATGGGGTCTACTAGCTCCTGATGATGGATTTGAACTGGCTTTGGAAATGGGTGGGTAAAGCTGCGGGTAGCCTTGAAATGTTCATCTGGTAGATATATTGCCTTGTTCTTCGTACGAAGACCAGCAAATGTCATTCTCACCTTTGCACGAAGACGATAGCCCGTTTCGGAAGTGCTGTCTTTTGTCTCAAACAGCAGCTTCTTGTATGGCTCTACTGCCACCGGCTCTGCAATGAGAGAGGTGTAGTCCATAAGCGGAATCGGTCTTACGAAGTTATTCGTGCTCATCTATCTGTCTCCGCAACAAGGTCACATGTGCAGTTTGGGTGGAAAGGAGGCAAGGATTCAGGACTTGCGTCACTGAGTTCAATAACGACTCCATGCCAGGTTTCATGGTCTTCACCATCTGGATCACATTGGATTGTTGCGAAGCGGACTCCATTAGCCCTCATAGCAGCAACCTTTGCTAGCACATAAGCCTTATGCGTTAGTGTTGATTCAATAAATCGAATTCTATACTTTAGAGCATCAATTGCAAGCTCATCTCGCTCCCCAGCCATTAGTTGTCCAGAAGTTTTGTTAGATGCTTCTCCGAAGAGTCTTTCGATATCGTCTCCAGCGTCCTTCATCACTCTATCTCTAATTGCGGAAAGCTGAATCCTTAGCTTCTCTGTTAGGGGATACTCTCGAGCTCCCCTTACAATTGCTCTATCTAAGATGTTACGAAACTCGGTCTTGATTCTCTCAGAGGTCATCATAAAGAGCTGTCGCACAAAGGAGAGGTTCGTATGAGACTTGTTCATGGCCTTTAGGTCATCGGCAAGTCTTGTGTAAAACTCTTCGGCAACGAAATCTTTTGAAGTGGATGACTTTCTCTTTGAAGGACCACTCTTCTTTCCATGCTGGTTGGTTGGCTGCTGACGGTTCTTAGCCTGAGCCTGAACCTTTTCTAGGTCTGCCTGTGCCTGCCATTCTGCCTTCTGCTTCTCTACGCGATGTAGATGGGTGTCTTCTCTCGTACCGTCATCCAAGGGGTCCTTGCCCATGTGCTTACGCATCTCGGTCTCTGTAACCGTATTCCCCTGGTACATGAGCATGTAGTGGTTCTGCAGCTTGATCTGGGACTCTACGTCGATTTCGTTGAACTGAAGTTCTACGCGTACCTCTTCATCCGAGTGGTCATAGTTGAGAGTGCTTTCTAGCATGAGCTCTCTAATGATCTCAAAGTTGATGGTATTGGCCATGTTAGCTTGATAGAACTTTACGTTATCGATAGCGAGCTTTGACATGCTGTCGGCAGTAGATCTGTTTGCGGTATTTCCATAACCGAAGTCTAGTTCTGAAAGACCTGAGCCTGCGATTACTCTCTTCTTGAAGTACTCTAGGTAGGTCTCAGCTCTTAGGGCTCTAGATTCAGAACCTAGACCAGTAATCTCATGTCTCCATGGAGTGATGAGCATACCGTCTGTTGGCATGTCTTGGATTTCTGCTCTGACGACATCCATTTCGGTAAGACCGTCTTCGAAACGGAGCTCTGGGAACTTCTCAGTACCTACCTTGTACTGGTACAGGGGGTAGATGTGCTGGTAGACGAGGTTCTCTACATGCTCTTCGATTCTTCGTAGAGCTAGGATATCTTCAAGGACCGGTGCCCATGCTGGTGTGCCGGCAAGCATGTGTGGCTTCTTGTAGATATGGAAGTGGATTACATCCTCGGCTGGATATACCTTAAAGCGTCCGTCGGGCATGATGTGCTTATAGGACTTGATATGGTTATCCTTACCGATCTTGAACTGGATTGTATCGGGCGATGCGACGAAGTAGCCGGCAACCGGTTCCAGCTTCTGTCCATCAATATTTCGAATCTTTCCAGAAGATGCCTCAAAGTCCCTTGCCTTGATTACAAAGCAGTTGTGGTATCTAATGAGGTTGGAGAAGATCTCTACAAGAAGTGCCCACCAAGTCTGTCCCTGAGCTACCTCAATCTCGGCAATCCTTCTCCGAATGTAGTTCAGACAATTCTGGTCCCTTGAGACGATTGTCCACCCACCCTTAATGGCCAGAGCGAGCTTCTTGAAGTTAGCCTGATAGACGAAGGCGTCAGTGTCTTCGGCCATGCCGATATCAATGAAGTTATACTCGCCAGGATAGAACTGGTCATCTGCTGTCTTCTTGTTGTTTGTGGCGGGTAGCCTATAAGTAAAGGTCGGGCGCTTAAGAGCAGGAGGGATCTGCTTTAGGATATTGACCTTTGGCTTCTCACTGGGATCAGCGAGATCAAGTCTTGGAACCCTTGGCTTTACGACGGAGTCCATCTCTAGAATCTTCTCTTCCATTAGGAAAGCTCCTGCATCCATCTATCTAGATGGTCACTATTCCCAGTTCTCTTAATGCAGTCCCTTAGAACGAATGCAAAGCGCTTACTCGATGTAGGGGTTGTATTGTTATCCCTTGTATTTGTCGGGAAAGCGGCTGGTGAACCAGTTGAATTCGTTTCTTGGCCCGGCTCTGTGATGTTGACTTGGTTTGGGCTTCTCCTGTTGATTTTATCAACGATCAGCTTCACGTTGTCTTCTGTACAGAGCTCCTTGATTTCTCCAAGACTAGCAATTACCTCACAAATGTCGATGATGGTGGCGACTGCCTTTACTTGGTCAAGAAAGCTAATGTTCTGTTGAGTGATTAGCCATTCGCCGCCCAACAAATCGATTACCGTATCTTGCGCCTTAATTAGATTCTTCTCTACCCAATCAATACCACCCTGTACGAATTCACGGATGATGGCAGCAACATCTGTAGGAGTGGCTGCCGTCTCTGCAGCAAGGTCATTCAAGAAGAGTCTTGAGCGACTAGAGTAATCAGCGATATCTGTTAGTACCTCATCTGTCTTCTTGCCTGTTGGATCATATTCAAACTGAATGGCCTTAGGACCGTGCGTATTGGAAATCTTGAAGTCTCTAATGGAGACTGCGGATGCCTCAATCTCATTAAGGATACAGTTGATCTGCTGGAGCAACATCTGCAGATAGGCACCTAGGAAGTCCTCTAGGCCAACGATGTATGGCCTAAGTAATGTGTCCAGGATGTCATTCAAAGCAGATTCCAAGTTAAAGGAGATTGACTCCAGTAGCCTAGAAATATAAGCCATCAAGATTCCAGCAAGAACGAGGAGGTCCTGTGGACACAGATTCTTAAAGGCATGTAGGAAGTCACAGAGCCAATCTAAGATTGGATTTCCATCGAAGAGGTCTTCTAAGTCTAGAAGGAATCTATAGCGGGCCTTTAGGTCCATTGTCAGGATTTCTTTCAGCCTCTTCCAGTCGAAGTCATCAATGTCCCACTTAGAGTTACAGGGAATACAGTCCTTTAGCTTCCTAAATAGATTTGAATGAGTGGAGTAGCCTTCGTCTAGAACCACTACCCCCTGAATCTCTTCAGAAGCATTCTCTGCTGGAGTCCCTGTATTTGTAGGTTGTGGTGCTGGGGCTTGGGCTGAACCGGTAATCCTATCTACTCTGTTCTTGGAGACCTGACTCATCGTCTGAGTTCTGACGATATCTCTAGCAGCCATAGCCTCTGCAGCACGGATTCTATTCATTCCAGATAGAGCTTGGGCTCTCAAGAAGCTCTCATAAGCCTTGATAATTACCTGGAGGTCTTTTCTCTTTGAGAGGGCATGTTCTACATTCATTAGAGAAGATCCGTAGGACTGAGTGGCGGTAGGGCGATAACCTCATCTGGGCTACCTACCTTTGATGGAACCAGAGCAATACCTTCTCCAGTTGGCTGAGGAAGACCTGCAGGAAGAACTAGGGCAAGACCTACACTCTGTGCTGGGATTACAGGGGTGGTGGCGCTGGGAACCCCGATTGCTGGTGATGTAGGAGTCCCTTCTGCATTATGCGTATGGGAAGCCAGTGCGGCCTGTAGAGACGCTATCTGAGCATTCAACTCAGCGATGGCAATTCTAAGGTCCCCATAGTGAACGAAGTCCTGGACTATATGAGGGTATAGCCTCATATAGAGCTTCTTTAGTTGTTCTATGACTACATCTGCCGGACTTCTATTGAGAAGCTTATTGGCATATTCAGACAGTGCCATGAGACTGCTCACCTATCTCGATTGCGATATCTCTGTCTAGTTTTAGGGCTTGGAGATACATAGAGAATGTCACCCTTCTGTGCTCGCCCTGAAACATCTCGATTACTGCCTGTGCTAGTTCTGGATTCTTCTGTGGGTCAAATTCTAGAGTAAGCTCTCCAACCTTTTCACGCAGCTTTGCAAGTAACTTGTCCCCTGTTTCAATCAATTCTTGATAGCCCTGAGAAAGTTCATCAAGAGCAAGTGGCTCTTCTTGGGTGGAAGTCGTAGTCTCCGCTTCTGCTCTAGCAACTGAGCCTGCCTGCTTTGGCTTTCTGACATCTACTTCTGGTTTCCTAAATAGACTGTCAGTCTCACTGAATGTTAGGCCCTTAGCATCTGAAACAGTGGATACCCTGATCCTTAAGTCGTTAAGTCTAGTTGCCATTAGACGAGATGCTCCGTGTATTCGATCTCAAGGGCAAAGTTTAAGTCGCCTTGTGGGCACCCTCGAGTACAGGAGACTCTTACCCAAAATGGATAGTACTTTGTATCCGCATGTCCCGCGGAGCCAAGTTCTGGCAGTCGCGTGTCAATTGCACCACCCACCAAGGGTGACTGTAGAACAGCACAGTCGTTGGGATCTAGAGGATCGTCTCCCGAACCCGGACCGTTAGGGGCAACAGAAGCCCAGCGATTCTCAGCAGGCTCCTTGTCTCCAGACAGAAGCTTAATGCTTACAGCAGTACTCGTAATCGCAGCTCCGATAGTCGACGTAGGTCGGAGACGGATATCTGTGTAGTACTTCGTTGCATCTGTATTGCGGATATACACCTTCTTCGTAACTGGAGAGCCACCGGGACTTGTTGCCAAAAGAACTGGAGCAGCAAATGTCACGGAGGAAATCTCGTCGAATGTTGCGGTGCTTTCATTGAGGATATAAAGCTTAATCATTCGGTTCACCTGAATGCAGAGCGTTTGATTGGGGCTCTTGAATTTCTCTTCTTATAGTCGATATGTCTGGATCTGCTTTGGTCCGGAATGTGTGTAACACGTGTGACCTGCTGACCAGCAATCGTGTCCGATTCTACTACAACTCTTGTGGGTATGAAATTCAGTTCTCTTTCTTTATATGCCTCAATCTGTGTCTGTATATCTTTTTTCTCCCCCGTCCTGGATACCGGCCTATTACTCCGATCTGTAGGGATAGAGATATTCTTAGAAATATCTACTGCAATCTCACCAGGCATGCCAGTGAATCTAATTGCCATTAGAGGAGCTGGAGTACCTAGCTTTGAGAACTCCATCGTAAAAGCAAAAAGACCTAGCATGAATGCATCGAGTCGGTGGTCCTCGATATCATCATTAATCATTGCATAGGTAGGTTGGGCGCCTGCCTTAGAGATCTTCTCGATAATGTAACCACGTAGAGCTCTAATTAGGTTGCCGTCATACTTTGACAGACCGATTTGTCCAGACTCAAAGATACGTACAGCATTCTCAACCACAGCAGGCTTTGCATACTGCTTAATGATTGAGCCGTTTGTTGGGTGGCGCATCTCTATCTTGCTACCAAAGTCGATGGCCTTGATGATGGACTGTAGTCTCTTGTCTGCGGTATTAGGAGCAGACTTAGTGCCGAAGTCCTGAAGCATCTCAATCTGTACCGAACCCGCTCCCCTGTCCACATAGATCCAAGCAGGGTTCCACTTCCTATTAAGTCTAATGATTTCGTTGATAGCCTGGATCTGCGTGTTACCTTCACGATAGACCTGACCTACATCGTAAACCTTATACACAGGATGCGGCTGAGTGGGATCTGCTCCGATAACGACAACTTCGGTACCGTGAACCGGATTCCAGTCTACTCCAAAACAGTAGATGAAACTGGGGTCAGGCTCACTATCCTCATATTTATAAGTGCCATCAGCAAGTGCAGCATCAATGTGTGTATGCTGGAATACACCTTCTTCAATTTCACCATACTCTGCAAGGATCTCGTGCAGGTACTTAACGCCTGGATTTAGCATGCGCTGTTCGAACTCCATATCCTCGTCCCAGTTAGGACGACACATTGATGGATAGTGGAATGATCTGAAGCAAGGGTCGTGATCCCACTTGTAGAACTGTTCATGAGCACCGCTTGGTGTAGAAGCTGCAAGTAGAATGGTATCTTTGTGTTCAGAAAGGATTGCTACGATAGCAGAAAGATCATTGGAAGTAAGATAGTCTGCCTCATCGATGATGATCATATCTGCGGCCTGACCGCGGATAGACTCATTTCCAGAAACGAATCCAACCATATAGGATCCGTTTGTAAGTTCAATCCGTCTCTGTGGGCTTTTTACGTATCTGGAGCAGCACTCCTTTAGTGAAGGTGAGTGTTCAATAAAGTCGTTGATCTGATCGAATAAAAGATCCAGCTGTGAGATATTCGGAGTGATAACAAGAACTCTATAGTTCTTGTTTGTAATCATCTTATGTAGGACTTTTGCACCAATGGTCCAGGACTTTCCAGAACGACGACCTAGTCTGTATAGCTGCCTATTCGCCGTACACTTTACCATTAGCTCCTGATAGAAGTTTGCCGTCTCGTCAAGATTGTATCTCTCAATATTTACAGGATTGGCCCTCTGTGGAATCCAAGGACCTCTCTCACTGCTCTCTTTATTAAAGACAGTGATATTCTTTTTGGCCCATAGAACCGGATCTGCAACGGAGGCAAAGAGCTCTGCATCAGCAGCAAGCTGAGGGAGATTTGCCTCCTCAAGCATTTCGCGGACACTGGCCACAGAATCCGCCGGGATTCCCTTACACTTAATAGCAAAGTCTCCCTTCCTCGCTACTATTCTTCCTGTCTCTGGATCGATTACATCCTGTGGAGCCCTATTACGAAGCTTACAATCAATACAACCAGGATGTAGATTCGACTCTGCTATTTCCATAAATCACCTTAATCGCTAAACGGATTCAAGAAGCTTACTGCGGCAAGACCTGCCTTTAGGGCAAGACCACCTGCAGCAAAACGGGCAGCACCAACACCGAGTCTCTTCATGCCTGCATTCTTTGCACCAGCGAAGTCAGAAGCACCAAGCCAGCCTAGAAGACCGTAGCCCGCATTACCCATCTTGCGCATTAAGGGGTTCGAACTATCTAGTCTTTTTGCAAGGAAGCCTGAGATTCCATTTCCAATCTTCTTGGGATCTGCAGCCCTTGCTGCAAGACTTTTCTGCAGAGAGGCTCGCCATGAATTAACTTCTGCACCCCACTCAGGATAGTCTATTTTGCCTAGTGCCCGGAATCTTGAAGCAGTAGGACCTAGACTAGATCCAGAGGGTAGGCCTAAGATGTTTCTTGCTTCCATCCAACCACCCCTCCAAGCATTCCCTCCGCCACTTGCTTCTAGACTACTCTTAGCCTGATTATAGTATTTCCTGGCTTGAACCTTAGCCCAAGGTAGCCCCGTATTCTTTCCATAGTTATAGCCTGCCTTAGCCTGGTCTCTGCTCCAGCGGGCAAGAGCTCTAGTGTCGGAACCAAGCTCTGTCTTGTTGTACTTAATGGCACCCGCTCTGATTACACCATAACCAAGAGCCGCACCACCAGCATACAGGCCAACACGTCCCCAGTTAACGCCGGGACGCTCATTGTATCCATCATTTAGTCGGTTGTAACCCGCCATTTATCATAACCTCCGGTTTTGTCGTCATCCTTCTAGTATTCAAGATAACGATCCTACTGAATATATAACTGAAGAAGTGCTCTTTCCCGGTGACTATATTCTGATGACACTCCTTACAAAGTGTAATTCCATTCTCTTCTACAAGGGTCAATTCTGGGAATCTCTTCTTTGGTCTAATATGGTGAGCCTCCAGTGCTCCTCCCTTCTGACCACACATCTGACATTGATATAAGTCTCTCTTGAGTACGAAGTCTCTCCACGCCTTATAGGCAGGAGTTCCGTATAGAGCCTTAGCTACTTCATATGTTAGAGGGACAAGGCCCTGAAGGCCTGTCCTCCTTGGTCTAGATACGAGCTTCTTAGAACGCTTCTTCTTACTTGGCTTTCTCATAGTGAACCAACTTCAAAGAAGGCGTAGCTACTGCATAGGCAACTAACCTCCCCTGACCGAGTCTTGTGATGTGAGCAACTACCTGGCCTATAGAGAAGTATCCTCTAAAGTGTCCCCAGTTGCCAATGTGTCCATATAGGAATCTACCATTATTTGTTCTGTACTTATAGACAGCAACGTTGTGTCCTTCTCGGACTCCATTACGTCTCAGCCATCTTACTGTAAGAACGTTGGATTCATAGACTCCTTCAATTCTCTCAAGAGCCTTGGATGCATAGGTCGCATATTCATCACAGTCTGTTTGGGTCTTTGTATGTGTCAACCCGTACTGAATGATCTGAGCATCCTTCATCCATGGATGAGGAAGTTTGAACATAGAGGTTGTTAGGATATCGGGAGCCCAAACGAAGATTTCAAGTGTTCTTTCAAGCTCCTTCAAAGAAAGGAACTTGGGCAGCTTACTATGTTTATTCGTGAGTAACTTGAATAAGAAGTTCAGTACTCTACTGAATAGGTAGACGCCGATGAAGCCAAGCTTGCTTCGATGAAGATAATTCTTGATTGAGCTCATGATTCTCTCCTTTATTGGTCAAAATCTACTTAGTTCTCGATAGCTTCATCCTCTTTCCAAATAATCCCATCCAATATACGACCGATTGTAGATCTGGATACGCCGTATAGCTCTGCTAACCTTGTCCTTTCACCGCGCTCTCCAGTGCCAGATGCTCTTATCTCTCTTACAATCTTCCATGTAAGTTTGGCAAGATTATGCATTTCACCTCGTCTCTTTTTGCTCATTTTCTGCTTTGACTCTTCTCTATGTTTATAACCTAGAAGTCCATTTGGCTTGCCCTTTCTCGTGAGACTCTGTCTTATTCTTGCTTCTGTGGACTTCTTCGAGCCTAAAGAGCTTCCTGCTTTCGGACAAATATTGTATCCAAATTTTGGATCTGCACTCTTGAATAGGTCAATGAAATATTGCTCTCTTTCTATCAGGAACTCTTTGTTTTCAACAAATTCAAGAACTCCAAAATGGAAGTTCTCTATTCCTCGAATATTTACCGCTCTTTGTAGGTAGAGATTATGGTGTTACTGTTTATTGAGTGAGCTTTTATGTGTTCTCCACCTACCCATAAGGTTAATGGCAGACCCAATGTACACCTTATCTGTATTTAGATCTAAAATGTAATAAATACCACTAGCCATGGTATGCAAGAGCCTCTGAACCGAAAGCAGATCGACAATTCATTTGCGAGCGATAAATAGACTGTACTGCTCTCTGCCTCATTGTTGCTGCTTGTTCTGAATCCAAGAATGTAGACCTAAATGGCTTTGAGTGGCGTCCATATTTAAGGCCCCAGTCTGATAGGGCATGGACTCCTTCAATGGCTTTAGTGGCCAAAATTGCTCCACCAAATGCCATACCCAAGAACCCTACACCAGCAGCAACTGTACCAATGGCAGTACCAGGGGCGAGTGAGGAGCCTATCGCGGCACCTACGGCACCACCACCCACGAAGCCAATTTCAGAAGCTACTGACTGTGCAAGCATCGGAGCAAGGCCGGTCTTTGGATCCATTAAGTTATCGCCACTTGTTAGGGCTGCGAAACCGGCATGAAGACCCCACGCTAGAGGTGAGAGTACAGAGAACTTAGCGAAGTTGCTAGCACCCTTACGCAGATGCTGTGCTGGAGTTCTCATCCCAAACTTACGAGCACCAAGATTGCCAAATTCATCAATCTGACGGCCGTACTTATTGGCGATACGTCCAGCAGTATCTCTCTCTGCAATCGGGACCCCTTCTCTGTAGTATTTGTCCGCAAGTCGCTGATTCTTTCTTAGTTCTGTGGCGAGATTCCCTCTCCAATTTAGATACCCATCTGTTAGATGTAGGGGAGCCATAGCGGCCCCTCTCAAGATACTCCTAGAATTCACAGCGGCATTGGCCATGCCACTTAGAGCAAGTGCAGTCACCTGTCTGGTACCTTGAAGGGCATGGAAGATAGTCTGGCCAGCCATTGTATCGGGCGCCTGTCCATACCCAAATAGACCTCTACTAAGACCCTGCCAGATTCCTCTTTGGGTCTGACTATGCTTTGCCCACCTATCTCTAAGTCTTTCGTAAGGAGTCATGCCTTAACCTCTATGGTGTCCTATTACATTGTATCTATTCATATTTCTACGCATCTGACTAACTGCCGCTCTATGTCCTGACATTAAGGAAGACTTGGCATTTAGGTTTGTGGGCGTACGCGGAATCTTGTTCCTATCAATGACATATCCGGAACCAAAATCCTTGATATTGGCTTCACGACTAGCGCCAATCCAACCATGTTTCATGCCCTCAATTGTATTGAAGTCGTCTTTTCCACCAGCAGCTTGCATATCAGAGAATTCTGCATCTGGATTCCTCATTCTATTTAGGATTGCAGCGGTTTTGAAGTCTCTGAACAAGCGTCCTAGATCTGTATAGCTAGTATTAGTAATACGACGCTTGCTGTTCATCTGCATCTCTCTAGAGATCTGCCAGGCTTCTTCGTTCCACATACCACGTTGAGCGGCAAGAGCTTCTTGCTCTGCTCTATTAAAATCTGTGGCGTTTACGATCTGGTCCTTTCTCTTACCAAAGGGCAGAGAGGCTGCTGCACCTGCTTCAACTAACTGAAGGTTGATGTTGGTGTTGTTGTCACCCAAAAGGACACCGGCTGTACGACCATAAGAGGAGCTGCCATCTGGATTATAGGCTAGACGTAGCTGCTCCTGCCTTGCAAGGATCTGCTCTAGCTTTGCCTTGGCCTCTTGACCGTAGGGCTGATTTGGCCAGATTCTTCCAGGCTGATTCTCGTGTTCAATTTCAGGGGCGTCAATGCCAGCAAGACGGACAGTCATCTCTCGTCCACCTCGCAGAGTCACGTTTACGGTGTCAGCGTCTTCTACAGAGTAATCTGTAATCGTTGAATCCTGGATGTCGCTACCCTGGAAGCCCATATTGAGTCCTTCAAATGGATCCTTCAAGGTATGTGAGCGGGCGATGTGTCTGGAGTACTGCTCAAGACCTTCCTGGAGGATGTCTTCAGCGAAAATCCTCATACCCTGCCATGGAGAGCCGAAGCCATAGTGCTTACGCATTCGGGCCCCAATACCCTTACGTCCAGTCAGAGGAGACTCCTCCTGCATACCCATAATGCTGTTTCCATGGATGTTTGTTGGGATGCGGAACCCACTTCGACGACTGCTTCGTCTAATCCCGTTATCACCCCCTTGATCCATGGATGTGATTCTAGCGAACTGCTCAAGACCTTCCTGAGAGATATCTTCAAAGAAAGGACGGAGTCCCTGGATGTCCTGAGACGACATGCCTTGCCATGGAGAACCGAAGCCGAAAAACTTTCTAAGCTTCGCACCTATACCCTTCTTACCAGAGATAGGCGATTCCTCTTGCATACCAGGAATGACGTTAGCTTCTACGTTGGATTGGATTCGATTTTGAGCTTCAGCGGCCTGCTTTCGCAGGATTGCTGCTTGCGCTCGCTGTTCTATTGCGATCTTTCTAGCTCGTGCTGGAGTTATACCTAGCTCACCACGGGCATCCATGCTCCTGAGTAACTGGCCAATTGAATCATTGGCCAAGGACTCTGGATAATGTTCATACTGGGTCTTGTGAGCGCTAAATTCTTCGAACCATTGATGAGACCTTTCTGAGTATCCACTTTTTGCAAATGCTTCCTTTGCCTCTTCACTTAAAGACCCAGTCCTACCACTAAGCGAGTTGCCGGCATGTTTCTGGTGATCTCTCTCATGCTTGATTGCTCCTCTAAGTACCTGTCCTGGATCTAGGTTATGCTCTTTAGCATAGTCCTTTGCCGCCCTTGAGTTAATAAAGACAGGCCTTAAGCCCTTAGATTCTGCATCTGCAACTTGCTTAAGAAATGCCTCTTTCTCGCTAGCGAGCCCTTCGATATCCTTTGCATATTCAAGCCACTCTCCCTCTTCGCCTTCAGCACTCCATCTCTTATACCGATCTATTTTTGATTCCTGTTCCGCAAAGAATTGTTCCCAGCCCTTCACGGTATTGAAATCGGGGGCCCTCTCATGCATGAACTTTATTTCATTGGCTAGGGCATCAGACCATGGCACACCCCGTGCTTCGCACGCCTTTTCGGCAACCGAGGCCACCTCTTCCAGACTGTTTTTTACATACACGAATCCAACTGCTCCAGTTTCACGACCCATGACTTTAGAAAGAGCCCCTTCGCCAAAACTGATTATGCCCCTCCAACCTGAACCGAAGTCAGTATTGTACTTACGCGAAGCTCCCGAGATACCTGCGTGCTTCATACCTTCGATATAGTTGTAGTCATCATCATTAGAACTAATGAGATTTGCGGCAAAGAGGGCACCAGCGCCCACTAAACCAATCTTCCAGTTCTCTCTGAGGAAGTTCTTAAACTTAGACCCCATTGAGGCTTCAGCAACTTCAGGAGCTGCACCAGAAGGAACAAGCCGAGGACTAAGCTCCTGTGCTAGAGATTCCATCTTAGGAGCATGCGTACTAAGCGCATGTTCTAGAGCCTCTGCCCGAGTTGCCCCTCCTGCTACCTTGGCCTTTACAGACTCCTCAAAGGCATCGATGTAGCGGGTCCTAGCTTCTGCGAGGGCAGCATCATAGTCAACCTTGACTCCAATACCGCTACGAGCCTCTCGGGCAGCCCTGGCCCTAACCACCTTCTCGATATCCGTAGAGAACTCATGCGGATTCATTCTGGGATCTGCCTTTGTTCTAAGGAAGAACTGTAGCTTCCTACGGCTATACGTTCCGGTGTTATCGTCTAGGACTTCTACTGGAAGGCTTAAGGTTCTATTAGAATGTCTTACACGAGCCCCCTTTAATAGCTCATAATCAGGCTTGCCCTGTGCCTTGGAGAGAAGGAATTTCTGCTGATTCGTATATGTATCAATGATGTTCTTTACAGTATTCCTTCTCTTAATCTCCGGAAGGTCCTTACCAAGATCCCCAAAGAATCTCTGCATATGCTCTGGCAGAGCTTCTCCCTTCTGCATCGCATAACCAGCTCCGGCTAGATCTCTAACCATCTGCCCCTGGAGAACGTTGTCAGCAAGTGCTGTATGCAACTCATTCTCGCCATACATCAAGTTGGCATAGGTATTTACGCTGGTTCCTGTAAAGATTTCTCCTGTCTTAGGCATATACCCACGGTTCTGAGCCATGGCAAATACAGACTTTGACAAGTCCATAATGTCAAATACTCGAGTACCGTTGAAGGACCTTTCAAGCTCTGGAGCGAATCCCTTGGTAAAGACTTCTTCCCAGGCATTAAGGTGCGTATCTAATGTCCCCAGTGCTGTAGCTCTAGATGCCCTACCAAGAGTCTGCTTGAGTTCCAGGGGAGTGGTGTAGAGGCCACCTCCAGGAGTTGGAGATCCTCTCGTGAAACTCTGTAGTCGATTCTTGACGCCCCAGTTCTCAAAGTGCTGTGCGCCTATACGCTCATTAATAAATGAGCGTTCGTGTTGCAGGTTCTGCACCCAGACATCGCGATTCCCGAGCTGTGAGAGGGCCTTATAGCCTGCTTGCTTCTGGGTGGTACTGGCGTTATGGAGCACGTCCATAAATGGCCCAGAAAGGTCCCCAGAGGCCTGCAATGCGGCCTCTCTCTTTGCGATTAGGTCACGGGTAAATGGAGAGATCTCACCAGTTCGCTTTCCGCCGATGACAGTTGGCTTTACGAATTCGTGAGTGAAGGTAGACTTGGGCCCGATGCCATGCATGAAGCCCATTTCGTAGATAGGAGAGGAGGGATGAAGGCCACCAGTCTCAATATCAAAGATGGTTGCTCTAGAAGCAATCTTTGACAGTTGCTCTTCAACTCCTGTAGAGAATGATTGAGTGCCATTAAGAAGTCTGTCTCTATACTCCTTAGCTAATTCAATTTCTCTCCAGGAGCCGTATGACATAGCTTACTTCCCCGCAATCTTTGCTTCGATTTGCTGTAGCTTCTGACGTAGATCCGCTTGTAGATTCGCAGCATCTACCTTGTTTGTCTCGTTAAGAGCAGCCTCTCTCTTGTACTGGTCGTATCTTGTAGCTACGAGGTTCTTACGAAGTCTTTCCTTTCTAGTGTAGATCTTCTCCTTAACCTTCATAGCATCAGCAACATCCTTTACATGTTGCTCTCTTTCACCATTCTCATCATATACGACAGCAACAATCTTATCCTCAGTAAGGTCCTGATACTTTGCTGCCAATACTGCGTTCATTCGGTGCTCTAGTACCTCACACTCAGCAAGCTCTAAGATCACTCTTTGATCTGTATAGTTACCGGGATCGTCTGTAACACCAAACTCTTCCGCATATCTAGCTACCCATTCAAATAGTAACTCTGTCTCTACAGGACAAGTTCTACCAATTGGGACCACGTTCCTCTGTTCACCTTCAGCATCTAGTTGCTTTTGTAGTTGTACAAAGGGGCAAGAGGCTGCCATAGGACAGACACTCCCTCCATAACAGATCAGGGGAGTAGAGGAGGTGGCTCCAATCTTCATTCTGTTCTGTGCTGCGTGAATCTGGCGGGCCTCTTCAGGAGTAAGAAGAATATCGGCATACTTGGCAGGATTGAGATTCAATCCCTTAAACCAATTATGCCTTACAAGCTTCCCTTCTGTAGTGATAGCAGTTCCATCAAACTTAACCAGAGCAATCTTCTCACCATGGTTCTTATCAATCTTCGCTATCTGCTGTGTTGCCGGAGTTCCATCCTCATCAACAGCAACTATAAAGTCTTCTCTTTGCATAGCTCCTTCTCTACCTCTTGGACAAGCTCCTTCACCGCATCCCAACGATCACCCCTGTTCGTAAGAGAATCCAATAAGGCTCTCTGTACATACTTACAGTCCATAACGTCTTGATGCTCAGTAGCATTAGCCAATCCAAAGATCCTTTGTACGTATACTCCATTCTCTCCAAGAGCTGTTCTTAACATCTCCAGTAGAGCAATTACCTTAAGAGTCGTATCCAAAGAAACTCCAAGCTTCTCTTGGCAGAGCTTGTCAAACTCTCTTCTAACTTCTGTCATATTTGTCGTCTCCAGAAAGGACATCAAAGGAGACTAGAGTATATCACTGTTGTGGCTGTGAGGATGCAGTAATGGCTGGCTTTTCTGGAAGAGTGGCGGCATGTGGTTTAGCGAGGTTGAATAGAAACGAAACAATAGCAGCTAATATAATGGTGCTAACAGCACCAATAATGGTCCACTTGCCCAGAAAGGTGCTCTGAGCAATCTCAATATCTCTGATCCTTTTCTCCTTATCCTTATTTTCAGCCTTCAGATTTTCTACATCTACGCTAAGTGTGATCACCTTGTTAGGTTCAATGGAGGCAATCTTTGTTTGAATTGCAGAGATTTCTGCCTTAATTGATCCAAGTGCTTCATTTAACTTGGTGTCTATGTCTGATCTCAATTCAAGGATTTCGTTTCTGAAATCAACAAGATTGGAGAATGACTTCTCTTGTGCGGCGCCCTGTCTTTTCAGTTCCTCTAGAACATACTTAGACCACTCTGGCCACCCGTTCTGGTTTTCGCTCATTTTTCGTTCTCCAACTTAAAAGGTAGTACCCGTTTCCCTCCGAATAAGGTCAATAACCAATAAGACCTTAGGTTAAAACCTATTGTAAGTAGAAGGGTGCTGGAAATAAAGGGGAATAGAATTCCTCGTGTGAGAGACCCGTTCGTGAACTCACACGTTCATTCTTCGTTAAAACTTGAATGAACCTGAAAATAAATACCGAATTTTACATCTGCTAAGTCTTCCCGCGTGAGGACCTGAAATTGCTGAAAAAATATGGAGCTACCTAGCTTCATATGAGCATTAGCGAAATATGAAGGTGTGAGCTTTTGCGAACAGTGAGTTCCTAAAAAGTAAGAGCGAATACATCAAGTTGCAGTTCTCGCATCCTCTCGCGTAAGACCTCGAAATTGCTAAAAAAATATGGAGCTACCTAGTGAGTTCTGTCGACACTCAAGGGACCCGTAGTTGCGAGCCCCCGGGGGTCGGATATAGGACTCATGGTGTGGTGGTCAGGCGCCACGTTAAACAAACCTGACTGGTGCATTCAGTCCACTGGCCAATAATTAGTGGACATTGAAGCAAGGAGATAGCCATGCTGTCCAACGATTTCTTCCGTTTCATCTTCATCGAGCGTAGTACTCACTCCCGCACGGCAATGCTGGAGATGCTGGACGCGCTGTACAACTACTACCCCGAGGGCCGGGAGGAGAACGCGGCCATTCTCACTCTCAGTCTCGACTGCATCAACGCGTGCGAGGGCGAGAGTGAGAATGAGAAGGACCTCCTCCGCCGCAGGGCCGAGGCCCGGGCCGCGAAGTTCGATCAGAACTTCTTGCAGGATGAGATGCGGGAGCTGGCTGACCTCCGAATCGCCAAGGAGGCAGAGGAGGCTCAGGACTGGTAAGATCCGAGCTTCTTCGCTTCTCTTCCTACAGCCCTCTAGCAGAACGGGCATCACAATAGTTCTGCTCTCCACTTATACCTATCAGCATCACAACTAAAGTGGTGTTGGTAGATATAAGGGTGCAAGGAAGCCCACTGTGGATGGTCCATAGTGGGTACGGTTACCTGTCCACTGGGTAGTGGACACGGGCCCTATTGTATAGGGCATGGGGCAGGTAGATGCTGTTCTTGATCTCGTGGCTGCTGAAGGCGAAGTTGCAGTTCTGGATGCGGTGGGGGAAGTGGACGGCCCGGGGTCTCCTGGGCGCGTACGCGTATATGTACTGCACCAGGTCGGGGGCGATGTTCGTCCCCGTGATCCTGGCGGCCGTCCTCGTCCTCGCTGTCCGGGAGCGGCGTACGCCGCTCCCCAAGCGGCGACGATTGAACTAGGTGATGGGTGTCGAGGACTTCGGTCCTCGACATTAAACCACAGCCCCCGTCCAAAGTCGTGGGGCACAGGTGTGCAGAAGCCATCGTCACATAGTGTGGTCGGTGGCACATTCATCGTCTGGCTACGGTCAGACAATCGCCCTTAGGGGCAGAAAGGCAGCATCATGCTGCGCATCATCTCTCTCTCCCTCGTCCTGTTCGGCGTGTTCGGCGCGTGGCTCGGGATGCTGATGGACACGGCGGCCATCGCGACCGCCACCACCAGCAGCATCGCCACCCACCCCTCGTTCGCCGGCATCTCCTGGATCGGCATCGCGGTCATGATCGTCGGCATGCTCCTCGGGCGCCTGTCCGGCCTCGTCGCCCACCGCGGCAACGTCTCCGCCATCGTCGTGTCCGAGGAGCTCTTCAACCAGGTCGCGGACTTCTGCGACGTGGAGGTCCGTGACCTCGAGGAGAGCCCGGTGCGGTCCCTGGATGCCGAGGGCATCGAGCAGATCGCGAGCCTCCAGATGAACATTCGGGAGGTGATCGCTCGCCTCCCGAAGCCGGCCGATCTGGCCGGTGCCGAGGCCTTCCGCGCCTACAACAAGGCGCAGCGTGAGATGGCGAGCCCGATCGCCACGATCGCCCGCATCGCTCGCCGTGAGGCGTTCGATGCCCACATCCAGTACCGGCGGGCGCTCCGGGGGACGGTCGGCTTCCCGATGCTCCAGTGCACCCCGTCCTGCCGGGACATGGCGCAGGTGATTTCTCTGCGGCACAACGGCCTCACTCACTGAACTACTGACTGTCGCCCGTCCTATCCGGGCAACTCTACTACACCCCTGGTGATAGGGTATCAGGGGAGAAAGGTGTTTAACCCCCATGGGGCATGCCATGGAACGACTGCTCGAGCGGTGTGAAGATAGCGCGACCAAGGGTCGCTTCGAGAAGCTCATTATTCTGCTGACGCAGGACAAGGAGCTTCGTCTCGAGCTTTTTCCGACGACTCGCGACTTCTTGGTCGCGAGTCCGTTCGGTGGGCTCAAGATCAGCAACCTCGGCCCGATCACATTCTTGCCTGCGGACCACGTGGTTCATGACGAGAGTGTGATCACTTACCTCGATGTGATCGAGGCGCGCGTCGAGAGGATCATCAATCGGCGTTACCAGGAGCAGCTTGCTCTGATGACGCATCGCCCCGATGGTCGCATCGATGCTGGCAAGCGTCGGGCCCGGACGTCCCGGGCACAGCGTGAGGCGGAGGATAGCATCCGTTTCACGCAGCTTCGTTCGCTTTGGGATCTGGGTGCGGTCCAGGTCTCCTTCGCGGATATCGTCACCTTCGCCGAGAAGCGCGGGTGGCGTGAGGCGGGTGAGGCGCTGGACAACGTGGCTGACTGGCTCGAGACCTGGGTGTCTCAGGGTCGGTTGATTGAGATCGGCGGTGAGGGCCAGGAGGTCTGGGCCTTCAAGCTGGGAAAGGAGAAGTAAGACAGATGGGTGGGTTCCTCATTCTCGTGGCGCTGAACATGGAGAGGGTCCTCAAGGACCTTCTCTGGTTCGGCCAGGAGAAGGCTAATGAGCGGATGGTTCCGCTCATTAGCCTTCTTGGCACCCTCTCGCCGGTTCTTCGGAACCGGTACTTCCTCTACCCACATGATGCCCGGTGGGTGGACAACGGCGTCCAGGGCGACGTAATTACGGCGTTGCGTAGCCCGGCCTCGATAACTGAGTGGGCAATTGGAGTGTGGAAGGCACTTGAGATGGTGCCAGATGCACTTCAGAGCCTTCAGATGCTGGCGACGATGGGTGATGAGGGCATCTGTCTCATGCTTGACTTCTTGGAAGGCATGGGACTAGTGCCCTGTACGTCACCGGGGCAGGCCTGCACTCATCAGGGGTGCGGGAATCCTGCTCTCATGCCGACCTCGAACGGTGCCCTCTGCGCGGCCCACTACAAGGTGTGGGTCCGTGGCGGTTTCGAAAGTGAAGCCGAGAAGACGGTCGACTTGCCCGATGTGACCCTAGAGCTGCCTAGTGAGCCGACTGGTTGGGATATCGCTCGGCGGGCAGCCGAAGAGCTTGTGCGTGCCTCGGACTATGGTCCGATCGTTCAGGTTAAGGGCCTGGATCGCGCTACGGTCCTTGTTTCGGTCCTCGAGCGTAGTGGAAAGTCCTCGAGTGTCACGTTGCCCCATGAGAGATGGGTGGAGTTTCTCGCCAGTGTGATCCGCAGTATCAGCTAATCCCTACCTGTCGAGCCCACAACCAGAGTTGTGGGCTTCCAAGTGTGGATTAGTGTGGGATGTTGGCACCCACGTTAAATAAGTGCCGACAACAACGGCCATAGTGGCCATTCTATCGCCTCTGCGGAGGCAAAGGGAGAGCATCATGCTCGGCTCCTTCATGGTGTCCATTCAGTACCTCGTCCACCTGATCAACAAGATCAGCAGAAGCTACCACGCGGAGGTGGTGGACCCCCGCGTGGAGTGGGTCCGCGTCAAGAGTGTGAAGAACGACCACGGCTTTGACCTCGGTCCTGTCAGCTTCCGCAGCTGGGTGCCGCGGCGTGACATCGAGGCCCGGATGATCTGGGCCATCTTCGTCCTGCTCCACGACAAGAGTCTGTTCGAGGAGCGTCAGAGGGCGTTGGATTTCGTGATGGACGAGATGGCCCGAGAGGGGGATCTGGATCGCTTGGAGGTCTGGCGGGATTTCCTGTATCTGCTGATCCATCCCATTGAGGACCAGCTCTACAAGGGTGTGATGACCGATGTCGTCGCCGAGCTGGATTTCCACGTCCAGCGGATTCATCGACACCTGGAGATCTCGGCGAACTTGAACTGATGCGGTGAGGCCAGTGGGAATTGTTCCAGTTCCCACTGTAAACCCCAGTCCCCGTTGCCAAGGCGTGGGACACTTACCGTGCTAGCAATAGCACAACTACAAAGGAGCTATCGTGGAATACCTCTTTGGTGTCTGGGGAAATGCTTTCGAGACCAGGGGTCAGGGGCAGACGGAGTTTGGATCTTTCTTCGACTTTCGTCGGTGCCACATTTGTGGCCGCGAGGAGCGAAAGCCGGCGAACAACCGGTGCTGGGAGCCGTCTCATTGCTCCTGCATCAATGGGTTTGCGTCCATCACGGAGTGGGATGGCGAAAAGGACCTGGTCGCGTACCGTAACTGCGGCAAGGACGTTCACATCATCTACAGGTCGGGGAAGATCGCCGAGCCCTTCGTGATCCACGTTGTTCCACGAGACTACTTCAACTCGCTGGTCAAGCAGCGGTTCTAATAGTCTGATCAGCCCTATCTGAGTGCGACAGATGGGGCGAATGAGGCTATTAGAATTCCTGTGTGGTGGCCGGGAGCCACGAAAAATAAACCCGGCTAGCGCATCCTACCCCTGGCCAACAATTAGGGGTTTCTACGTTCTAGGAGCCAACCATGGCGATCATCTCGATGAAGAAGTCCTCGTTCATCCACTACGTCAACATGTTCCTCATGGTGAAGGATTACTCCCAGTTCGAGGACGCCCTGCTGGTGTTCCTCACCAAGAACTGGCAGGACATTCAGAAGATGCGTTCGTGCTGGGAGGATATGGAGGAGGACGAGACGTCGGGCTTGCCGGCGGCGCTGGTCATCTTCAGCACGCTGTTCGCCAGCGACTTCCTCTACGATGCTCGAGCCGACCGCCTGATGCGCTTCCTGCGCATCTTGCGGGTTAGCGGGGCGGGCAAGGTGGTGTTCGATGAGATCATCGCCGACGCGAGGCGAGAGATGAACCTCGAGGAGATGTGGGAGGAGGCGAAGACGGGGCTTTCGGAGAACCCGTTCCAGATCACCTTCGAGTTCACTGAGGACTGACGTCGTCTGATCAGGAGGGTGTGGTGCGACACATTCTCCGAATGAGGCTATATCAGTGTGCGGTAGCCGAGGCCGCGTTATAAAAGCCCGGCAAACAACAACCCGCCCCTGACTGCAAAAATATAGGGGCACATAGAAGGAGCCAACCATGGCCCGTCATTCGATCGTCGTCACCCTCGCCTCCCTGTCGTACCGGATCCAGGAGATCTCCGGCCTGGAGGGGATGATTCGTCGGTTCATCGGCTACACCCCCAAGACGTACGAGTTGGCGAAGAAGGAGGCCCTGGCGCTTTGTGCAGAGCACGGTCTCCTCAGTGGTCTCCAGATCATCATGGCGATGGATCCGAAGGAGGCCTCCCCCGTCCAGCAGATCATGGGTGCCCGCTTCGGCGTCCAGATCGTCAAGTGCACGGATGTGGCGGCGAAGATCCTCCCGATCAAGCATCGGGTCAAGGTCACCGGGTTCACGAAGGAGGTGATGGACGAGCTGGAGCGTGAGCTGGAGAGTCTGATCCACCAGAACGCGACCAAGCAGATGGAGGCCTACGGCCTCCTCGAGAAGTTCGGCTTTCGTTCGTTCAGGTTCGACAACGACGGGAACCTCGTCGCTGTCACTCATCACCCGGTCTGGGGCGAGTCCTGGACCGAGGCCGTCAACTGATCCTGTTCACTGACTGAGCGGTCGAGGGCTTAGACTCTCGGCCGCTTCCCAGTGCACAGGAGTGCATAGACCTGGCTAAGTCTTAAAACTAGCCTACGGGGGAGGGGGTGCCCTAGACACATCCCCTATGCCACACCTGGGCTATCTAATTCAGGTAGCTGACATATACTGCTGCCATGCCATGGGTTGGTATGGGTGTCAGCCAGCAAAACTCCAATAGGAGAAACCCATGACCCGTCACGCCGCCGTCATCGCCGCCCTGGTCGCCCACATCAGCGAGCTCGGCGCCCAGGCCCCGACCCACCAGAACAGCCGCAAGAGCCTGGACGAGATCGCCGAGGCCTTGGGCGTCAAGGTGAAGGGCGCGAAGAAGGGGCCGGACCGGATCGCCACCGAGGCCTGCAACCGGGCCCGGAAGCTGTCCGAGCTCGACGCCGAGCAGATCGTCGACCACTTCGGCCTCGAGGAGCTGGTCGAGCCGTCCGACGAGAGCCTCGGCAGCGAGGAAGACGTCATCGACGCGAACACCCACATGGCGGCCAGCCTGGCCGCGAAGGAGGAGGCGATGCGGGAGAAGCAGGTCGCGGAGCAGATCGCGGAGAACGTGATGAGCGCCGTCGAGAAGACCGACGAGCCCATCACGGAGGAGAAGCGCGAGGAGCACGAGGAGGTGAGTGTGGAGCCGCAGAAGGTGGAGGAGAAGAAGGTGGACGAGCAGCCCAAGGTCGACAACCCCGAGCCCAAGGTGGAGGAGAAGGTCGAGGAGAAGAAGCCGACCAAGGAGGAGCTCCTCCAGGCCGCCAAGGACTTCGAGCAGGTCGCGCAGGGCCAGGTGCCCGCCACCGTGCTGAACAGCACGCGGCGCATCGGGCAGTGGACGCTGGAGCTGTTGCCCAAGAACGCGGGCTTCACCATCGTCAGCTCGAGCCACCAGAAGCGGAACATCTCCGCGACGATGGTCGCGGCCTTCGCCTCGAAGGTCCGGACGATCCCCGTGAATCTGACGGTCGAGAAGTTCGTCGGTCGGGCGAACGACAAGATCCTCAGCGAGCTGTACAAGTTCAGCATCGACGAGGAGAAGAACATCAAGGCCCGCGGGGAGTTCCTCGCCCGTCTCGTGAGCATCGAGACCGCGTCCGCGAAGGTCCTGGCCAAGGCCTCGGGCTGGAAGGCCTCGCACCTGCAGGGCGAGCGCCAAAAGATGATGCGGCTCTACGGCACCGCCAAGGACCGGATCGGAAACTTCAAGGTGGCGCTGGACACGGCGACCACCGGCGATCAGCACGCGGCGAACTTCTACGCCGCGGCCAAGGCGTTCGGGCTCCTGGAGGAGGGCGCGGACCTCTTCGGGCTGGACATCACCAGCTCGAGCGTCAAGGCGACGATCCCGCAGCCCCCGACGTCGCAGAGCGAGCAGAAGAAGCCCATCGAGGAGAAGCAGGTCGACAGCAAGTCGACCCCCACCGCGGCCACCGAGCCGCAGCAGGAGAAGCCCGTGACCGAGCGCAAGGCCGGTATCATCAGCAGCAAGCTCTACAACGACCGCGTCGAGGTGCTCCGCAAGGAGCACTCGGCCTTCGTCGAGCACAATGAGGAGCGCGAGAAGAAGTTCTGGGCGGGCTTCGCCGGCCACGTCCAGAAGTTGAACGACCTGCTGTCCCAGCAGGCCACCAAGCACAACGTCCAGGCCGTCAGCAAGCTGATGGCCTCCATCGAGGACTCCTGTGCGGCCCGCATGGTGCGGATCCAGAAGCAGCAGGAGCAGCAGCAGGACGCGCCCGAGGGCGCCAACCAGCCGACCGATGAGTCGGTGAAGGAGACCGTCGTGAGCGAGCAGCAGCAGACCACCGAGGCCCCGATCAACACCCAGGATCAGGGGGGCGCGGGCGCGGTCGTCGAGACCAAGACCGAGACGGTGGTGGAGACCAAGGCCGACGTCAAGACCGAGCAGGCCCCCGAGGCCACGGTCGAGGTCGTGACGGAGGAGACCCCGAAGGAGACCTCGGAGCCCGACGCCGAGCTGGCGACCGAGGACAAGAAGGACGAGAAGAAGGAGGAGAAGGTGAGCAAGAAGGAGAAGTCCAGCAAGGGCAACTGGACGGTGTGGGGCAAGATCGTCGCCGCCGCCCTGGCCATGGACAACCGGATCGTCATGTGGGGCGCGCCGCGCAAGGCGCACCGGGACGACTACCAGAAGGCGCTGAGCGCCGTCAAGGCCTCGATGGAGGGCGCCGAGGACAAGCCGTCCAACGGCAAGAACGTCGGGGCGGTGAAGGCCCTGAACACGTTGCTGTTGGAGACGAACGGTTTGGTGACCGGCGTGGCCCGCGAGATCGTGGGGGCCCAGACCGTCACCATCGACGGCAAGACGAAGACCATCGCGGAGTGGGAGGGCGGGCAGCTCGAGGCCGTCTTCAAGAACGGCCACTTGCTGAAGGCGCGCGGCTTCCTGAACCGCAGCAAGCAGGAGATCCTGGCGAAGCCCGAGGCCAAGCAGGCCATCGCCACGAACCTCGCGGTGAAGCTCACCGAGATGTTGCAGGGGAAGCAGGACCTGCTGCTCCCGGTCCTCGCCCTGGCCTCGTTCTGGATCGGCCGCAGCGTGCCGACCACCGAGAAGTTCGGTCGGTGGATCAGCCAGCAGGTCGGTGAGATCAAGTCGGACAAGGACTTCGAGTCCTTCGTCTACGACCTGAACAGCCGGCGGAGCCTCGTCGAGCGCCTCGAGAAGACGGTGCCGAACGAAACCTCCTCGCTCATCGCGGCCAAGGAGAAGCTGGCCGAGATGGAGAAGAAGGCGAACGAGCTGGACGGGGATCGCTGCGCCATCGAGCTGAAGATCGACGGGCAGTGGAACCCGGCCCTCTTCAACGAGAAGGACATGGGCCTCTCGTTCGAGGGCCTGCTCAACACCCACATGCAGAAGCTCCTGAACTTCTGCCACAGCGTCCGCACCATCGACGAGAAGGACCCGAAGGTCCTCAACGCCCTGCATATGTGCGGGGTCAGTGGGAAGAAGGACGAGACCGTCGACATCACCACGATCCAGCACCTGGCCCTGCAGGTGTTCTGGCTGGTGATGGACATGTGCAGCAACAGCCTCGACCAGAGCTGGTTCGAGGTGCAGTGCGCCCTCCGCAACATGGAGGCGCTCGAGGTCCAGTCCAAGACCCCGAACAAGCGTGGGGTCATCAAGGCCACGGCGTGGTTCATCTACGTCGGCGGCCGGGCGGTGACCATCGCGGTCACCAACGTCGGCACCTGGGCCCTGCGGCCCGTCGCCGCGATCCTCGACTGCGTCAAGGGCGCGTACTACGCCATCCGCGGCAACGCGGAGAAGCGCAACGCCGCCTTCACCGCGGCCTGGGACGCGATCAAGGACATCTACCGGCTCCCGGTCAGCTGGATCAAGGCGGCCTGGAGCACGATCGCCGGCAAGTCCGGCAACACCCCCGCGGACAAGACCGCGGACAACAAGGAGGCCAACATGGCCGAGCAGCAGAAGAAGCCCGCCACCCGCAACTCCATCACCAGCCAGCCGTGGGGCGCCAAGCGCGGCACGGCGTGGGCGGAGCAGGGCTGGGCGGCCAAGGTCGTCACCGCCACCACGTTGCCCTTCCGGTGGATCGCCCGCAAGGCGGTCGACCACAAGCTCGAGACCGGCGTGGGTCTCGGCGTCGGCGGCGCGGCGGGCGTGGTCGCCAGCGTCGCGTACGGTGTGGGCGTGGTCGCCAGCATCGGCATCGGCGCGATCGGCGTGGCGGTCGGCGTGGGCCTGACCTGGATCGGTCGGAAGATCGTGGGCTGGTGGAAGGGCCGCAAGGCGGCGAAGGCCACCGAGACCGCGACCACCACCGCGACCGAGACCGCCACCGTCACCACCGAGACCGCCGCCGCGGCCGCCTAATTCCACAAAAGCGGTAGCAGACCGCTAGACTAGTCATCAAGGACTAGCAAAACAAATCTGCCGTCGTGTTCTGGGCCGACGCAAGATAGCCCATACAAACCAATTAAAGTCCCCTCTATATTGTCATAGAGGGTGGTAACCACAACAGTACACCAGAACTGACTAGGCAGCAGTTCTAGTGTACCTCTTCGCACTAGCCCTTTAGGGCAAGTGGGGAAGGTTCGAGGGACTTCGCTTTTATGCGGAGACCCCTCCTCTTCCCCAATGCCCTTGGGGCGCGGGTGCATTACAACTTTGCGTCTGCCTCGATTTGGCCCTATGTCTATAAACCCTACTTTGAAAGGAAACTTCCATGAAGAAGTTCTTTTCTGGTGTCTGGAACGCCATTAAGGTTGGCCTGCATCTTGTTGGCCAGATGTTTGTCCTCACCACCCGATACGCTGTCGAAGCGGTCCGGGATCACTTCGGGCTGGCCCTCAATTTCACCTATTCGGTGGGTCGTGCGATTCAGCGTGGATGGGACAGCAGCAAGCTGCTGACCATTCTGGGCATGGTCCTCGCGATTCCTGGCGTGGCTATCTTGTGGGCCATCTTCCCGGTCGCGGTTACCTTCTACTTCGTGGTTGCGTGGATTGTTGCGCCGATTGCGATTCTGGCGCTGATCCTGATCGTGCTCAGTCTCGCCGTGATCGCCGCGATTCCGACTCTGCTCATGATCACCGGGAAGTGGATTATGACCATTAAGACTGAGAAGGCTCAGAAGATCAATACCAGCTCCAAGCCCCAGACGTCCGAGACGTCTGAGGCGGTCGAAGCTGAGGTTGTGGATACGGAGGAGTAAGATGGAGTCCATTAAGAAGGCCTGGGCTTGGGTGACCAAGCCTTTCCGTTGGGTGTCTGCCAAGATTGGTGGGACCGCTGAAAAGCGGAATCTCATCGGGATGACCATCGACCTGGTGGCCGGGATCATCACGATGCCGTTCCGTATCGTCTGGGGTCTGGGTGTGTTCGCAAAGAAGCTCTTTGTGAATCCCCGCGAGGCGTTCCTGTACATCCTCTATCAGGGGGGTCGTACCGTCAATGCCATCGCCGCCCTGTTCCGAATTCGAGTCCTGACTCGGGATGGTTATCACACCGATCCTCAGCGGCTCTTCTGGGTGATCTGGGGTCTCCTGGTGGCGTTCATCTTCATTGATGCCTTTATTCAGCTGGGCTGGATTCTGGCTGCGAAGATCATCTTTGGGAGCTGCATCGCTGGTTTCGTGATCAGCGGTATCCCGAACATGATCGCCTGCTGGAACGAGTTCACGTTCGAGCAGTGGATGAACCGCCGCACCTCTTCCCGCGATAGTGCGCAGGCTGGTGCCATTCGCCAGCGTGAGCGTGACGCTCAGGAGAGCCAGCGGGCTGCTGCCGAGAAGGTTATGGCGGCGGAGGATCTGGAGTCGATCCGCCGTCAGGAGAACCGGGCTAAGCTGGCCGCGGCCATTGCGGACCAGAAGATGCTCAATGCGAAAGCTGCTGCCAGGGCTTCGGAAGAGGCTGAGATCAAGCTTCTCGAGCAGGAGCTTGAGAGTCTCAAGCAGCAAAGCGATACTCCCACCGTCACCGACGCCGAAATCGTCGAGTAACAAAGGAGCAACAACCAGATGGAAACCCTCGGGAATATCCTGAGGGGCGCCTTCACTTGGGTGCGGGATTGGTTTGCGGGGCAGAACAAAATGGGTCGCACCATTCTGATCTGCGCCGTGACAACCACCCTCGCCGTGGTGACTGGAGGGCCTGCCTTCCAGTACGCCATGATCGCGATCATCACCAACACCTTGTTTTGGCTCGAGGTGTGGGAGATGCCGCGGGTGATGCGCTTCCTCTACAAATGGGGCGCGAAGATTGACCTCATCCTCAGCGTGGCGAGCATGTTCGGTGGTGGGCTGTCCGTGGCAGCCTTCTTCACCGGCTTCATGTTCGGCTCGTATTTCACCATCTTCCGGATGATTCTGCTGCCCACTTGGGCTGCGTCTCACCCGGAGATGGTGGAGGACATCAACCGGCAGCGTGCCGAGAAGCAAGCTCGAGACGCTGCAAAGCGGGCGGCCAAGGCGCAGCCCAAGGTCACCAACACGCCGGATGGTGACTATCCGGTGATCGAAGGGGAGATTGTCGAATGACCAGATGTGTCACGGTCTTGGAAGGCTTCCGCTTCTGGGAGCAGAGCAACGAGACCATGAACAAGGAGAAGCGGGCCGACTTCGTCACCCGCTTCATCTGGACTGCTGCGTCCGTGGTGGGTTCGGTGGTTTACTTCGCCTCGTTTGGGGCGTTCGCGCTGCCGTTCTTCAATCCCGCCAATACCTGGTTCAGTGCCACCTTGATCTTCTGTGTTCTGCAGTATGCATCGTGGTGCCTGACTCACATCAACTACTACTGGGGAGTGGCCACGTCTCGGCTGTGGCTGCTCTGGAACCTCATGCGCGGCAAGAGCATTGCCAAGCTGCGTGAAGACGCTCGGGTCCAGCGACCCGATCACTTCGCGTGACCTGGACAAGCGCTTCGGACCGTCCCAACTTCCATCCCCTGATTAATGGTGGGCAGCGGTTCTGGCTCGCAGGGGTCATTATCGCTGCCTTCCTACACACCACGGGGATCTACTTCATCCTCCAGTGGATCTTGCTGCGGCCGTACATTGGTTCGGGGTTCTTGATGAACCTTGGAGTGTATAGCCAAGACAAGACATGGAATGTGCTGCTGAAGATGATGTACTTCGCCTTCAGCGTCTTCCTGTTCTTCTGGGCGTTTGAAGTATTCCTGGTTCTGAGCATCATTGTAGCCTTCCAGTTGTTCCGGAAGGCCTACTGTGAGATCAGGAATGCCAGGAAGGAGAAGGGGCCGGTGAAGGGCTTCTTCGTTGGACTCTGGCGGACTGTTCCCATCCTCTTCGAGCCGATCTTCTGGTCGTGGTGGATGAGGTTCGCCAATAGCCGGTTGGAGGCTGCGCGTCCTGATGACCCCAGCCTCAGCCGCTTCTTTAGAAAGGAATCCACCAGCCCAAAAGCTGATTCGGCTCAGGAATTAATGGAGGATCCTGAGTCTGATTCTGAACCTCCAATTGTCAGGGGTGTCAAGTCTCTCAACGAGCGAGAAGTCAAACGTTGGGAAGGCAAGAATATCCCTCTCCCCTCCAAGGATAAGGATGTCTACGGTCTGAAGCCCGGTGTGCGATACGTTGTGCCTTACGTACTTGAAGAGCACGATGCATTCGTAGTCGGGAAACATTGGGACTTCAGATGGATGCATCCTATCTATGGAGTGGTGGATGCGATGGCCATTCCGAAGCACAAATTCCCAAAGCTCGGGCAGAGAGTGGGAGTTGTGAAATCGGATGCGGGACATGGTCATCGCGTCCTAAAGAATGTCCCTTTCCAAGCAGAAGGTTATGGTGCTGGGTACACCAAGACACTGCAAGAGGGGCATGCTGTAATCTGGGTGACTCAGAGGAAGGGCAACCTGCACATTCTTACCGACAAGGGTGACGCCTTCGCCTTTGTTAAGGGAAAGGGTGGAGCAAAGGATGCCTACATGTTGGTGCGACTGAAGTCTTCCCCTGTTGGGGGAGCTCCGGTACGCCATCGTGATCGAGAGATGAAGTTCGTGGACATCTCTCGGACACCTGAGAAACTCAATGATTACATTGAGAGGGGATATTCTGCGGAAGTGAAGCACGATGGGGCGATGTTCTGGCTGGTTCGTGAGAACCATCGCCTAATGCTCATCTCCCGTCGTCCTGCACACCGCGATGGTGCCCCTGTGAAACTTGGCCGCCACTACCAAGGCATCGACAGGATCCATTATGTCCCCGGTGCATACGACCTCGATGAGGACGTTATACCGGACAAGACTGCGATTCAGGTCGAGGTAGTGGCACGCGGCAAGGGCAACCACTCCAGCATTCATGCCCATACTGCAGCACTCTTGAACACGAGTCCCGCCTCCTCGCTGGCAGAACAGGCGAGATCCGGCGGACTTATTATCAAGTTGCTGAAGGTGGATAGATACGCTGGTAAGGATGTCCGGTATATGGATCCTCGTGAAGAGCGCAATCTCCGAGAGAACCTCGGTAAGCGTTCCGGTCGAGTACTCCATGTGCCTGCCGTGCGATACACAGAAGACGGAATTCTTGCGCTCTATGAGCGCGAGAAACGGATGGGGCGCGAAGGTCTTGTCCTACGCTCTACTACCGACCCCCATGCTCCCTTTGTTAAGCTCAAGAACAAAGAGACATGGGACTTCCCTATTACAGGGATCGCCCCGGTAATGCCCAAGCATTCGCAAAATGCTCGGTCCCACAAGGAAATTACAGCCATACGGAATCCTGGTTCCAAGTGGCTTGTGGACGGGAAGCCAGTGGGAGCTGGTTACGTCACATATGACGCTAATACAGGTTTCACTGGAAAGGTTGGCAGCGGGCTTAGTGACGACCTCCGCAGAGACATGTGGAACAACCCAGAGAAGTACCTTGGCAAGGACAATGTCGTTTGGGAAGACGGTATGTACCGAGCCAAGGACCCAACCAGAGTTATCGCCTGGGTGGAAGTCTCTGGCATGTCACGGGGGGATAGAACAGGCGTCGTGCGTGCTCCCGTGGTGGAGGACGTACGTTTTGATAAAGGAGTAAGGTGATGCAGATCACCCGATTAAATTTCGAACAGATGCAGATCCTCAAGGACCTGTATCAGACCTACCTTCTGTCCTACAACTTCAGCCCCTCGTTCTGGGACTGGTGCGTTCGAAATAGTGTGGATCCCGTGCCCCGCTCGAAGGTGGAGCAGATGATCCGCGAGGAGGAGGAGAAACTCCATCCTCAGATCTTCGCTCGGATGCAGATGGCTCATGTCATCGACAGCCAGGTGGAAGATCCTGCTGAGTGGAGTTATCGATTCATCGGACGCAACAAGAAGGATACCCGACAGTTGCGGACTCAGCGAACCGGGATCTATGTCCTTGGGGCTCTCGCGACTCAGTATCGTGAGATGGCTAAGGACGCATACCGGTCCTACCGGCAAGAGCTTCTGCGCCGGAAGAACGTGACTGAGGATGAACTCGACATATCCTTCACCCCGGTCGAGCCCACTCGATGGCCACCGGGCGAGGAGCGGGCGTTCGTATTCCCAATGATCGAGATCCCATACGATCGCGGGGCGTTCCGCGTGTTCGGGCACGACACAAAGGCGCGGTGGGCGAAGGATCCGGCCATCTGCTCCTGCGAGTGCGTCATCCTCGGCTTCCTCGGAAAGGCGGTTGCGACATGCACCCTGAATCCGTGGATCCCTTTCGAGGACGACGAGATCTGAGGATTGACTGATGACTAATGTCAATATCAGAGGACCACCAATCAATTGTTGTTGGCTAGACTTCGGGCTGCAGACCTAGTTGCTAGTTCCTAGGTTGACGCTTTGAGCCTAGGAGTGATCTAGAGACTAAGTAGTACGTGCTTAGTGTCTAGGTCACTTCTGGGGGGAAGTGACCTGTTCGAGTTCTCTGGGGCACCTCACAATACCATACGTTTATAAAACGGAGGTGCCCTATGAAACTTGGACTATACCCCTATGTCCCTGGTAATACCGGGGTGACTTGTGAAACCTTTGACATCCCGACTGCTAGCACGCTGTGCTCGTCCACGGCGTGCTTTTAACAGGAGGTATTTTAAAGCTTTGAATTGCGAGCACCAGTTTGACTTCTTCTTTGGTGTCTGTGTGCGATGTGGGGCCGAGGTGGTGAAAGAGGCCCCGGAAGCCGACCTGTCCATGGTGGACCTGGTCGGCACTGGTGAGTGCGTTGAGTTCAACAACGTGGTCGACCATTTCCGGATCGACTACACCGATGACGCTGAGTGTGTCGAAGGAGAGTGAGAATGTCGTTCGCCAACCTGCAGATGTTCAAGTTCGGTCAGACGGTCAACGCGATGCTGTTCGGGGCGAGGGAGGTCGACCCGAAGGGGTTCGCCTTGGGTCGCATCCCGCTGGCGGATCGGATGTGGATGGACGGCCCGAACTGGCGGGCCGAGTGCTTGCGGTGCAAGGGCACCGGGACCTACACGGGTCGTCACCCGAAGAAGGATCTGGCCGGTCGAGGCTACATCTGCTTCGCGTGTCAGGGGAAGGGGGAGTTCAAGCTCCCCGATCCGGAGACCTACACGAACGTCTGCCGCTTGTACGCGGCGGTGATGGAGCTCCGCGCGAGCGCGAACCCCGACGTGATGAAGGAGTACTTGACGTTCGCCGTCAAGCAGACGGCGTGGATGCTCTACGTCCCCAACCCCTGGTACGAGCAGCCGTACCAGTTCTACCGCGACGTGATCGACGGGAAGCAGTACTGGATCCCCGAGCGGATCTGCAAGACCCTCGACTACAAGTACAGCGAAGAGGGTCACTATGTGTCCGTGGATGATTCCACGGACTTCAGCGAGGAGGAGGCCGGCTGATTGCCGGCCCTTTACAAGGAGAAGAGGTAGAACCATGAAGTCCTGGAACAGTGAGAGCTACAAGCTGCTGGTGGGTACGTTCACCAGCGATCGTTATCGGATCGCCGTCAATTCGGTGGTGGATATCGGTGGGTTGCCCACCGATATCCGCTTCGTCGACCTGTACTTGTACAACGATGACCGGGATGTGTTCCACACCTGGGAGCGTCCGTATCACCGTGGTTACGTCTGCGAGGCGAATGATACCGCGAAGATGCTGTCCGGTAAGTTCCGGGCGCACTCGTGCTGCAACGTTGAGGTCCAGTGGAACGCCATGTTCGTGGTGACCCCCAACGGCAACACGCATCCGGGTCTGGGCTCCTTCCAGGTCTGCCCGCTCTGGGTGGAAAAGCACATGCCGGATCAGTTCGATCTGTTCTTCGTGAAGATCGCGCCGAAGGTCGTGATCGGGGAGAGGGAGCCCTTGGAGGACCGGCTGAAGCCGTATTTCGTGCTGCCGGGGTGTGCTGATGGGAGCGAGAGTCTGGAGAAGGCGATCCAGGGGGTGATGGGCGCCTTCGTGCGTGAGCAGCATGAGAACTCCCGCACCGGTCGGTGCGAGATCCTGAACCCGGTGGTCGGCAAGGTGAGCGCGCCGCCGGTCGTGAGTCAGCGTGGCACCTGCATCCCGTGGTGGGAGCGCGAGGGCCTGGCTGAGCGTCCCATGTGGACCGATCGCTGATCGGTCCCCTACAAGGTAAAGGAGAGATGAAGATGCGTTACGAAGTCATGGATCTGTACATCGTCGATGCCTGGCTGAAGCGCCACAAGATCAGCTTTAGCGATGCGACCGAGCTCTACAGGTGCATCCGCACGGAGGGACAGACCGCGCGTGGTGCGCTGAAGGTCTGTGGGCTCACCCTCGAGGGCGAACGCCGCAACCGCAAGGACATCGAGCTGCCCTCCAAGACGTACCGGCAGGCCGTCGAGCAGATGGCCGATTCCTTCCTCTACATGCACGATCCCGCCTTCATCTCCAAGATGAACATGTCGGATGCTACCTGGGAAGGGTATCGCAAGGACCTGGAGACCCACTACACCCCTGGTTGTGGATCCCTCCAGTACTGGGGCAACATCGTCCAGGACGACGACGGCGAGCCCTGAGAAGCACTAAGGGGCGCTCACAAGGCGCCCCTATACCTTCTACCCCATACAAGACTACAAAGGCTCTAATAGCCCTCTATAGGGCTTTAAGGTCCTACGTAGCTCCCAAGGTCCTACTTAGCTCCCGCAACAACGAGAAAGGAACTGACTATGCTCGACAAGATTAACTGGGATGTATTCATCCCCCTGGTCATCTTCTGCACGGCTGGCATCTGGCTGGCCGTGCGAGAGCTGACGAGATAGCGGAGCCGAGGCTCTACGCTGCTGAAGTGTAGAGCCTTTAAAGCTCTGGTTCTCATACTCACAGCCGCTGCAACCAAACCAAGGTGTGGTTTCCGCCTGCGCTCGTATGAGAACCAGAGCTTTAAAGGCTCTAGCTCAATAACGTAAAATGAACATCCAAATGCGGTATTTGGAAAGTGGTACTCCGTCCAAACCACGTCGAATCCTGAACTGGAATCGAGGTGGGATATGGCTAGAGCCATACAGAATCAGCCTCCCGCGTGAGAGGGCTGAAATTGGGACTAAGAGTGGGGATAGTAAGTATAGCTCAGCTCAGCTCAGCTCAGCTCAGCGCACCGTCCCTGTTCAGAATGATTCTTTGATAGGAGTGTCCTATGAAGCTTCATGCTTTAAGTTTTGACAAATCAGTGTTTAGTTCCGTTGGGTATTACCAGAGAAATCCACCAACAGGAGCTCATTGCTGTTTGAACTTTACTCTTAAGGGGAAGAGAGGTGAGGTCTTCTTTGTTGGCAATGGTGGGGCTTTTCTGGGATGTGATCATTGTGGGGGAGATGCTGTTCTCTTCTACGATGCTCGGAGAAGTGTTGTAGCGTCGGAGTATAGGTACTGTCCTGGGTGTTTCTTCTCTCTCTTTGAGGAGGAGGCTCTGAGGATTTATCAGTGGTTGATGTCTGAGAACTCTGATGACTGGAGATTCCCTCCTGGTGGTCATAAGGTAGAGGAGAGGACTGTACAACTCTTTATGGTCTTTGTACATGAAGAGTATCCTGTACTGTTTGACTTGTTCTATGATCTTTCTAGGGAAGATGCAGAAGATGTCTCTTTGGAAGAGATGAGAGAGGCACTTCATTCAAAGAATCAGGGGGATGATGGTGATTCCCTTGATGAGTTGGAGGAGTCTGAGGATCTTCCAGAAGAACCTGTTAAGGCCAAAGATGGTATTGGGCGGGATTTGCTAATGTACAGGCCTGCCCTGTCTATCTCCGATTACTCAGGTGATGGTCAGCAGCGCTCGTTTGATGAAGCGCTGGAGCGGATCCTTAGGCGAGGGCCGAGGTAAACAATGCCTACTATCCCTGAATGTAAGGCTCAGATTCGTAGGCTTAAGGGCCTACTGAATAGTGGATGTCTTAAGGACTTTGAAGTACTTGCTAAGCAAGAGCTACTCCGTCAGTGGTCCTTGGCTTTGGCCAAGGCCACTACTGAAGCAACTTGTAGGAGTGTCAAATGAAGCTTGGGTATAAGCGGTGCTTTAAGCATTACTGTTGGTACAAAGTTAATCAGGGGTGTGAGTGGTGCGCTGAGGATCTTTTGATCATTCGGAGGCCAAAATGAGTTGTGGATGTCGTATTCGTTTCTCTGGAAATCGGTGGACAACCTGTCAAGCGCCTAGTCCGTGCAAGTATCACGTTTGTGTTAGTTGCGGGGCGCCTGCTACTTCCTTCTGGAAGGATGCTTCGGATGTCGATCGGGGGCCGTACTGTGGCCCCTGTCGTGACCGTATGGAGGCACTGCATCAGGCAGTCTGGGATGCTTACGATGCCCAGATTGCTGCTCAAGAAGAGGAGCTTCTTGAGGAGCTGGAAGAGCTTGATCGGGTACAAGCACTTCGGAGCATTAAGCCTCGGAATCCTCGATTCCGTAATCTTTGCTTCGATGACCTGGATGGCAAGGCCCCGAAGACCCCTGTCTCGAAGCGCTTTGCCTCAATCCGACGAGACGTCAAGTGAGCCGCTCAAAGTATCACTACGGCATTGAGCGGCATGGATACTTGTTCGTACTTGGTACTATCAAAGCCGACTCTAAGAAGAGTGCTTGGAAGAAGTTGATGAGGACTTCTGGAAGTGTTCTGGTCAAGAGTTTCTATGTGATGAGGAGGGTCCGATGACTCGATTCCTGCTGCCGTTGTTTGGTTGGATGATGGTTGGCGCTGCTGTTGGTGGCACCATCACTTACTGGGTGTTGGGGTTCTAATGGCTACTTATCAGAAGATTGACCTTTGGTCCCTCATTGGCAAGGTTGATGCTATCTGCGTCACTACCAATGGGGTTGTGAAGTCGAATGGCGATGCAGTGATGGGAAGGGGATGTGCCCTTGAGGCACTTCGCTATGCCCCCAATGCTGCTACCCATCTTGGCGCCTTGCTCTCGACCCATGGCAATGTGCCCTTCATTCTGGACATGATTGGTGGCGGGACTACCGCCCTGGTCTCCTTCCCGACGAAGCCTGGTGTAGTCCATATCAGTAATCTGATGGAGCTTGCCCTTCGGGTTCTTCCTCAGTACCGTACGGGTCAGAGAGCTCCTGCTCTGATTCCTGGCTGGAAGTGCTACAGCGAAGAGCCTCTCGTCGAGAAGTCCGCTCGGCTACTCGTTGAGCTTGCGGATGCTCATGGCTGGAAGACTGTTGCTCTTCCAATGCCAGGGGTTGGAAACGGTGGCCTGAGTTCTTCTCGGGTTCGTGAGATTCTCGATGAGATTCTCGATGATAGGTTCATGGTGACGTATGCTTAGGGCTCGTTTTTACATTGAGGATGAAGATCCTCGTCCAGTAGTTCCGCCCATCCATCCTTATTGGATTTCTGGAACTTCTGGAGAAGCGAGCATCTTAGTCGCTTACGTCAAGGATCTGGAGGAGCTAAACCAGCTTTGGCCGGATGCTCGGGACGTTGATGTGCTTCAGGAGAACGCTACGATCCAATTTAATGGGCGGTTTCCGAAGCCGGAGTGGTTCAATGGATAATCTCAGTGTGACCTTCTACTGCCCCGACTGCGAGACCAATGCTCGTCGTCGGGATGGCTCTACGCCTCGCTGTCCTCAGTGTCGGAAAGACATGGTCCGGGTGGACCGTGAGGATCGCTTGCAGCCCAAGAAGAAGCGGAAGGGTGGTAAGAACCCCTTCAAGGATCGATGAACGTGCAGATTAGCCTGGTCATCTGTACTGCGGGGCATCGGCCCGATAAGCTTGGTGGCTATACAAAAGAGGTGGCTATCAAGTTGATGGCTACTGCCAGGCATGCAATCAAGACACTCCGTCCAAAGCAGGTGATCTCTGGGATGGCACTTGGATGGGATCAGGCTCTTGCTATTGCCGCAAATGAGGCTGGTATCCCATTCATTGCAGCAGTTCCACTGCGGAGTTTCTCTTCAAAGTGGAATCCGGAATCACAGAAGCGATACGAGAGCCTCCTTGGGAAGGCTGTCAAGGTCGTCTATGTGGACGAGCTCACCGATGGTAAGTATCAGGAGGCGAATAACTTTCTTCCCCTGGTAGATACCATCCAGTGAAGATGCAGACCAGAAATATGTGGATGGTAGACCATAGCAACGTTGTTGCTGCTCTCTGGGACGGAAGTTCAGGGGGTACTGGTAACTGTCTCGAATACGCTGGTGAGGTCAATCGACCCATCCAGAACTTCTGGGATCATTTCAAGACTGCGTCGCAGCCTTAGGAAATGGAGTTTCCCATGAACCATGCAAGTTGTCGCGCTTCTGCTCCTTGTAAGGAGCATGGGTGTACTGCGGAAGTCTGCTACTGCGATCCTCTCGGAGTCCGTATCCGAGATTGTCGTAGAGGGCTCTGCACTCCGGCTTATCCTTGTGATAGGCATCTCTGCACTTACGATGTCTGCAACTGCGACAAAGAAGAAGAGGCTTCGAAGAAGTGAGAGGTGAATTGGAGGTCTGGATCTTTGGAATTGTTCTAGACCTCTGGAAGAAATTCATCTCTGGAAGTTCTTCTTCAGGAGTTTCTTGTGTTCCGAGGAAGATTCATTCTCCATTTTCCTCGGGATGGAGTGAGGGAAGAGTGGAAAGTGGCTATTTCTGTGACTACTTCCAATCCTTTTCTTGCTTCTATAAAAGGAGATTATGTGTGTGGATAACGGTATCCACACATGAAAGGACAAATCGATGAGCATGCGTGCCTTCTCCGGCGTCCAGTTCGACCGCCGCCTCACGACCTCCCTCCGCTCCCAGGGCATGATGATGCCCGATGGGCGCCTGATGTTCCACCGGGATGAAGAAAGTACCTCCCCGGGGCGCATCCTGGAGGTCCTCGACAAGGAGGTGGTCAAGGATGGCAAGGTCGTGGACAACATCCACCTCCGCATCATCGACGGCGGCTTCCTGGGCAAGATGGAGCTCATCTCCAGCGACAAGAAGCCGCAGCTCCGTCTCCGCAGGCACCGGACGACCAAGAACGTCCGTGGCAAGAAGTCCAAGCAGTAGTTCGTTTCAAGGGGAGACGAAGGTCGTTCTCCCCTGTTTCATGAACCTTGCCAGGAGGTTATCCTGGCCAAATGAAAGGTAGAAGAAGATGGACATCATTTCCCGTATTGAGAAGGTCGAGACGGTCGCAGAGCTGGTGAAGCTCTCGGCCGAGATTCAGGACTCGGCCGCCCAGGCTCGGTTCCTCAGCCGTCTGGTGGAGCTCCAGCGCAACGTCGGCGGCAGTCCGCTGTTCGCTCGCGAGGTCGAGGCCGATGGCGAGAGGCTGTACGCCCTCGGTTCCTTCTCGACCCACATCCGCGACAACGGGGAGGCCTTTGTCGTGTGCGAGCCGAACCACGCCGAGCGCGTGGGGCAGCTCGTGGTGGTCGTGGGGCATCAGTTCCTGCGGCGCGACAAGAGCTTCCAGGTCGTGCCCCTTGACCGTATCGTCAAGGGTGTCAACGGCCGACCCGACGCCGAGACCAACCTGAAGTGGGCGGTCGGCGGCTGGGCGATGCTGCTCGAGAGCAACGTCGGGACCCGCAAGTACACCGAGGTGTACTCCGGTCTCATCGGCGAGAACTCGGAGAACGGGCGCAACCTGAACGTGACGGTCGAGCCGACCGCCGTGTTCAACGGTGACTTCATTCGTGGCATCGTGAGCGACGTCATGCGGCAGACCTGGGGCGCCAGCTCGCTCCCGATGGTCGCCGATGGCGCTAGCCTCACGCAGACCCTGGAGACCGTCCGCAAGCTCAACCGCTTCGGCGTCCAGGTCGCCGGCGGGACGAGCAAGCGACGGGTCCTCCACGGGAATACCGTGGTGGCGCTGAAGATGGAGGGCGGCGACGCCGCGGCCGCTGAGGGCGGCACCGCCAGTCGGGTGCAGCAGTTGCGCAACCAGCGCACCTCGGCGATGGCGGCCGCGGCGGCAGCGGCCGCGAACCGTGGCCGCTGAACCTCAGCGGGTGCTCTTCCTGATTCGGGGCTGGCCCGGCTCGGGTAAGAGCACGATCGGAGAGCGACTCGCTGGTCAGCACTGTTACAGTGCTGACCAGTTCTTCGAACAGGGTGGGGCTTACCGCTTCGACCCTACGAAGCTTCAGGAGGCTCACCAGTACTGTAGAGATCGAGTACTGGAGGCCCTTACTGATGGAGTCCCTGTCGTGGCGGTGGCGAACACTTTTGTTCGCCAGTGGGAGATGAAGTGGTACAAAGATGCTGCTGCCCAGTGTGGGTACAGTGTCTTTGTCCTTCGGTGTGAGAACGACTTCTCAAATGTTCACGGAGTGCCTCAGGCAACTGTGGACAAAATGAAAGGGAGGATGGAATGAGCTTGATGATCGTCGCTCCGGAGACCCCGGAGGAGAAGGTGGAGCGTCAGAAGAAGGCCGAGGCGGAGGCGGAGGCCTTCAAGAAGGCGTGGCCCGCGCGAGCGTCGCTCAAGGCGGGTCCGAACAGCGTCCTCTCGAAGGCGCCGGCGACCGAGCCGCACAACTGGGCCGACTTGCTCGAGAAGGGGCTGCTCCTGAAGCACCCCTCGGGCCGGTTCGTCGCCCCCTAAACAGGCGAGGGGGTCGACCATGTGGGTAGACCTCGACAACATCTCCCGTTCTCGATTCTGGGTCGATGAGCGGGAGATTCCTGGTGTGGGGACGCTCGTTCTCGTGCGTCCTCAAAAGATTCACTTCAAGTGGGAGGAAGATGAAGTCCATCTCCGCTCACTTCTCTGCCGACCAGATGGTACTGTGGTCTCTTCCGGCTTCCCGAAGTTCTTTAACTTCGGCGAAAAGCCTGAGCGGGACCAGAAGCTGTCGATGGAGATCGCATCGGAATGGGTGTTGTTCACCGAGAAGGTGGATGGATCCCTGATTATCCGCGATGTCATCGATGGCGTGGTGGTATGGCGTACCCGAGGAAGTCATGAGCTCGGAAGCTTCCACGATGGCGTAATGGCCGTTGTGGAGTCGAAGTATCCGAAGCTTCTCGACCCCGAAGTTGGCCTTGGTGGCTCGTACCTCTTTGAGTTCATCTCCCCTGAACACAAGGTCTGTTTGCTCTATGAGGAGGCTGACCTTCGATTCTTGGCGATGGTGAATCATGGAAGTCAACGGCTGAAGGTCTTCCCCGGCTTCGAGGAGGATGGCCTTCCTCGTCGACCGCGTTTTTACAACCTCAACGTGAAGAACTCCCATGAACTGGCCACCATGGTGGCTAAGATGCAGGGGGAGGAAGGCATCGTCGCCTGGACGCTTGGTGAGCAGCCTGGCTGGGAACTGACGAAGTTCAAGAGTCGTCAGTACCTGGCGCTGCACGCCATGAGAAGCACGCTGAACGAGCCCATGGCTCGTCTGTATTTTTCAGTGCTTCACATCCGGGATGAGGAGACTCTCATCGCTCGCCTGTCTGAGGATGGTGTCGACTGGGAGCTGGGTCAGATGTGTCTGCCTTGGTTCCAGACGTACCTCGCAGATCGGAAGACGCTCGAGGCCACCTTGCCGAGCATCTATGCTTGCGCTAGCGAGCATGCTACCCGGAAGGACCGTGCGCTGGCTCTTCAGAGCTATGCGGCAGCCAACAAGGACAAAGCAGCGTTGCAACTCGGTATGGCATTGGCAGACAACAACACCGGGCTTGTTCACGAGATTATCTCGGCTAAGCTCTGTGGTAAGCCGCTGTCAGCGTACCGAGAAGCAGCTCAAGGCATTCGTCAGCTCCTTCGTGAGATGACGAGTAAAATGGGTGATGAGGAGTAGGTCGATGGGAGACGAAAGCGATATCGAACAGCGGTTTGAGAACCGTTGCAAGGAGGCCATCCAGGAGTGGCTCGATGAACATGGAGTCACAGATGACTTCAAGCTCTGGGCCGATGGATTCATCGAGGCCAAGGGCGTCGGCAACTCCTTTCTCTGGGAGTCCGAGGTCAGGATCCGCGATGCCAAATACGACCTGAATGAACTTCGGGAGAGGCATCAGCGGGCAGGTCACAAGCTCAATGTGCTGGAGAGCGAGTGCGCTCGTCTGAAGGCGACCAACGAGAACCTCCAGCAACAGATTCGAGAGCTGCATTTCAAGCAAGGGGTCCTTCCCTTTGTTCCGCTCATCCAGGGGTTCGTTCGAGAGATGCAGGAGACCAATCCCTTGGTGGGCAAGATCCAGCTCATCAAGTCTGCTCGAAGCATCTCGGGCCTCGGTCTCAGGGAGACCAAGGAGGCGGTCGATGGGGTCTGGAAGCAGGAGGTTTTCGACAACGCGCTTGCTCTCGACAACCAGAAGCGGAAGGATGCGGAGGAGGTTCAGCAAAACTTCGTCCACATCAAGACCTTTGTGCGCTGCCTCCAGGAGGCTGGCATGACGAAGGGTCGAGTCAAGAACTTCCTCACCACGACACACCGGATGTCGGATGAGCGGGCGAATGCTTTGCTCTCTGAGTTCAGCTGGAACTGATGCGACCTACGCCCCTGAGGATGTCAGGGGAGTCGAGAGAGTGCCCGGCGCGTTCGTGTCCGCCTCTCGGCGTTGCACTTTGTGCACAAGACCGGGCGAAACAAAAACCTCCTCGAGCGCCATATGTTGCGCAATGAAGGGAGAACACGCATGAAGCCCATCAGTGGTTTCGGCAGTCACGACAGAGATGTCGTGACCCTCGACGGTGATGTGGATATCACCATCGCCAGCGGGCAGCACCCGCACACCGCCAACATTCTGTGGCGAGAGGCCGACGTGCAGGGCACGCAGCTCCTCGCCTACCGGCCCAGCCATCGGCACAATCTGAGCCGACTGCAGCTGGGCATCAGCACCACGCCCCGCGGGAAGACCTGGCGGCTGGTGCCCCAGCCCGCTGCCCTCATCATCAACTCCGATGGCAATGTCCTCGTGAGCAGCGAAGCCTATCGGCAGTACGACATGCTCATGAAGAAGGGCGATGTGGTGGGAGCGGAGCGGCTCTTCAAGAAGGAGCTCCTCCCGACCAAGCTCGAGCTGCTGCGGCAGGAGGCCATCCAGGCCCTTCAGGCCGGCGGCTACGACATCGCCGAGGCGACCGTGCAGGACACGGTCGCCTTCATGATGAACGACCCCACCGAGTCCGACCGCCTGATGGTCCAGGACCGCGGGCCCGTCATCCTCGACCAGGACCTCGTCGAGCTCTCGTCCCTCAAGGGCGTCAGTTCGGAGGCCCTGCGGTCGTTCGTGAGCATCATGAAGTACCGGGACCAGAGCGAGGCGGCCGAGAGGCTCGCTTCGAATCTCGAAGTAGAGTTCCCGGGCATCGACATCGATGCCATCGAAGAGACCCTGGCGCTGCGGTACGTCCGTGACGCCAATCTCGGTGGGCTCGTCGAGGAGGTTCCGGAGCCCATGCGGAAGACCTTCTGGGGCTTGCCCAAGATCGTCTTCGAGGCCCAGCAGAAGGGAAAGCGTTTCTTCAACTCCTTGGTGGAGAGGATGGCGCTGACCACCCAAGGGTGCTACATGCTCGCGGTCAACGAGCATGGCGAAGGCAACGACTTCCTTCGCGACCTGGGGTGCCAGGTCGCGATGTCCTACGACCTCTGCGTCATGGCCATTCGGAAGGAGGAGGAGAACTTCCAGGAGCTCCACGAGAAGTGGCAGCTCCGAGCCGATGCGATGGGCTCGGCCATCAACCTCGGCGATCTGGTCGGGAGCATCGAGGAGGTCGGTCTGGACGCACGTCCCCGGCCGACCATCAGCCACGATGAGCCCGGTGGTCTGGCGGACCACGCGACCGAGATGCTGGAGCGGGACCTGCTCCGTCGGGTCACGCCCCGTGATGAGTCGGTCTGGCTCGGCGACACGGAGATGTTCACCGAGAGCATCCCCTACGTTCGCCACCGCCGGGGCGATGAGCAGACGCTGGCGGGACATCCCGTCGCGTACCTCATCGAACAGGCCATCCAGGCCATGGGGCAGGACGCGAATCCGGCCTTCATGACCTTCTTCGACAGCGAGGGGAACGAACACCCCCTGATGGAGTCGGATATCGAGGTGCTTCGGATGAAGCTCCACGAGTCCTACTTCTTCGACGAGCACGGCGAGCGGATGGTTCGGACCATCACCATGCCGGACGGCCTGACTCATCAGGTCCAGGTGGTGACCATCGATGGCTGCTTGGCGGACGTCGTCGAGCAGCTCAGTCCGATGGTCAATGGCTGGGCCGACTACCGGGTGATGGTGCATCACGAGCTGCCGTCGTTCGGCTACGTGAAGTGCTTGGATGCGGGAGACCGCACCATCGTCGGACAGGCATGGGTGCCTCCCTTCATCCCGGCTCGGACGCTCGACCAGGAGCCGGTGTACAAGGCGGGGGATACCCTGACCTTCGACACCTTCTTCCAGTACCTGGTGTTCGTGACGCAGCTCACGCGGGTCCCGACCATCAGCCTCGAACAGGGGATGGTGGGCGACAAGGACGCCGTGCCGGTCATCAGCGAGATGGGTGAGATGCTCACGATGGGCTACACCTATCGACCGCTGACCGAGGTCTTCCCGATGGTGGCCAACTTCATCTACTGGGTGGAGGAGGGCGTGCGGCGCGGGCGCGGCTTGGTGCTGCCCGGACTCGATGAGGGTCAGGCCTGCACCGACAAGCACTGGGGTCTCCCGGTCACCCGCGAGGGTGGCGAGGTGTTTCACACCGCCGGTTCGTTCCGTGACAAGGAGCTGACCGGGGAGCTGGATGACGTGGCGTCGTGGCTGGAGGCCATCACCCAGGAGCTCCACTCCTACCAGGAGTGGGCGCTGGAGATGGTCCAGAAGGCCAATGCCTGGCGAACGGAGGACTTCTTCAACCTCCTGGACCAGGCATACATGGAGGTCGCCGCGGACCCGACGGTCGTGGACCGCCGAGACATCGTCGGCGAGTCGGGACAGCGCATGAGCTGGTACTCGGCGCTGTCGATGGCGGCCTGGCAGGCCGTCATCGGCTTTAGCCTCGACAATGCCGTCCTCCCGTCGCCCGTCCGCAAGACGCGCGGCGCCTGGAACGCCGAAGAGCGGAGGTACGAGAACCAGTGGGCGGAGAACAACTCCGCTCTCTGGCGCATCATGGGTTACAACCTGAACCCGGACTTCTACCGGGGACCGCAGAGGCTCGTCCAGATGGTCGGGGAACGGTGGATGCACCACCACCCCCTGGAAAACACCCTCAGGACGGTCTACGAAGGCACCAGCACCAAGAAGGTGCAGAAGCAGCTCATCACCTACACGGACCGTGGGAACTTCTCCACGGGCATCGTCGGTGATGCACTGGCCTCCTGGTGGGGCATCTGCATCGGGATGCGCCTCCCCGCGGTGCAGCGAAACATCCTGGGGATGACGCTCCCGGAGCTCATCCACGCCTTCCGAAGCGAGACCTGGTCCCGGCACCTGCCGCATCAGCTCTACGCAGCCGCACAGCAGTACCCGCGCCTGAAGGCGAATCGTCAGTTCCCGAACCTCGAGAGGTTCCTGAACCTGGCATTCCCCGAAAGCCCGCAGTACGAGTCGTTCTGCACGCCGAAGGCGGTGGAAGCGAACGGTCACCCGATTCGCTTCTTCAGCGAGGCCAGGACCTTCGAGTACCTGGCGATGCTGAGCACGGTCCCCGAGCTGGCCTTCACGGTCCAGCAGCGGCTGTGCAGCCCCGAGTCGCTGAACGACACCGACCGGCAGTTCCTCCTGACGCTCGCTGAGCAGAAGGGCAAGGAGCTGGGTCGGGACCTCGTCGACCTCATCCTGAGCATCTGAGTCCAAGAGAGGAGCCTTAGGGCTCCTCTCTTCCCCTTCAAATAAAAATCCACCCCGGCTGAGAACGGGGATTTATAAGCCAGAGTATTTTTGGCTTTGAGGAAAGTTTAAATGCAGTACATCGTTCCCGGTCGCAAGTCCTCCCGCAACATCCACGAGCAGCGTGAGTACCGGCGTCAGATCGCGAATGAGAACAAGGTCAAGCGTGGTCAGCGTACCAATGCGGACCAGCTCGATCGGCTCAACCTCGTCGGGGGCTATGCGGTCTCCGAGAGTGTCCGCCTCCTGGTCCTCGATGGCGACATCGAAGATGCCAAGAGGTTCCTGGAGCTCGTGACCAAGCAGGCCATGGAGCTCAGCCCCAATAAGGGCAAGCGTCTCCGTCAGGTGATCGCTCAGGTCAGGGCGAAGTACGAGATCCTGGCTGCTTGAGCCGCCGTTTCAGACGGCTCTCCTGGTACATCTTCAACGGTGTGGTTTGGATCCTCTACATACTTAGTTGTGTAGAGAGATTGGTTCTGGGCCAAGGACAGGGGAGAAAGAAAAAGAAACTACCCCTGACCAAGACCCGACGGTTTGTCTTAATCCGGAAAAAGGCAAAGGGTTCGAGGAAGCTAGTGCAACCTCGACGTCGAGAAAAGAGATAGTCTCCGAGGGACCTGGGTGATACTAGGTCAAAGGGTATACGGCTTTCTTGGATAAATTTCTAGGAAAGCTGGAGGGTTGGAACCAATTTGGTTCGTGTAGGAGACACAATTTAAGCTAGAACGTGAGATAGCAGGCGTTCAGCTTCGCCTTGCGTGCGGGCTGCGAGCACGAGAGTCTGGTCTCTAATTGACAAAAACCCAAATAGTCTAGTGAGGCGTTAGCCTATGGCACGAGCACCGCCCCAGCTAATTGGCTAATTAAAGTCAGCCCAAGCTGACTTTTTCTCGGATTTATATAGATTTGCTCGAGATGTGCGATTCCCCGCGATAGAGGGACTAAGCTAAGACGTGTCTTGACGATTAAGCTAATCCGTGGAGGTCGGCATGCCACCGGGCTGATAAAGCGCCAGATGGAATCCTGGGCTATGTAGAAATAGCAGTTGGAAAGTCCTGGGATCACCCTATCTGGCGCGGTAGAAATCCAAGTCTCTTGGAAAAGAATTAGATTTTGCTCTAGAGGCAAGCAGTGGTTCGACCCTACTTCGACCTCGAAGTCCTTGCTACGGGACTATAAAACGTAGTCTTAAAATTTATTGATTATTTGTTTATGTCCTGTCGAGGAACCCTGAGACGTTAACCATGGGTTCAGTTTATCCATGGGGATGTGGCGAAATAGGCAAACGCGGTGGTCTCAAACACCACTTGGTCTTAACTGGCCCCTGAGAGTTCGAGTCTCTCCATCCCTACTTGGGTCTTTTCTTGCATAGACATGAAAGAATGCAAGTGGTGGAGGTGCCGAGAGGTGCCCTAAATTTCTCCAAATAAGAGGCAGGTGTTCCTCACTTAAAGTAGCCTGCGCCTACTGGAGAGAAGCGCAGTTTATGCCTTAGCTGACAGTGGCTATGTCAACAGCCTAAGGTGGCTGTGTCTTGACGAAGATGTGAATGGTTCGAATCCATTCCTAAGGCACACCTGGAGAAATAAATGTTCAACTTTGACAAGTTCAATCCATCTCTTTTCCCAAAAGAGAACCGCGCAGCTCTGCGTCTTGCCAGCTACAAGTTCGGCAAGAACCTTCCTGAGACCTCGGCAGAATGGTTTCTCTTCTATGAAGCAAATGGCCCGATGATCAATTTCATTGCGGTAAGCGATAAACTGCACAAAGGGTTTTTGCGCCTGAGGACCCACAGTCGGGTGAAAAAGCTAGTCCCGACAAATTGCTCTTTGAAATACTGAATGAATCCTCTGCTATCGCAGAGGTGGCTGCTGGAATAGACAGCACATCTATAAAGACAAAGTAAAACAAAGGAGAAGGAAGATGAATCTCAATGGGAAGATCCTTGCGGCTCTTGCCGCTCTGGTCACTGAGGGCAAGTCTGAGGAACTGGCGCTCGAGAACGATGACGATGCGGCCCGGACCAACGGCAATAGCAATAGCAACATGGTGGCCGTGGCCCGTCGGCGAGCGGCGCAGCTCCGTCGCGATGAGGGCCTCGAAGCCCTCACCATGGTGGTGGCCGATCTGGATGACTTCAAGGCTCAGCGTCGTGCAGAGCTGAAGCGTACCATCAGGTCCTATCAGGAGAGCATCGAGCACTGCAAGACGGCGCTGGATCAGCTCGCTGCGGCAGAGGCCGCGCTAGAGCAGCGGAACAATCCGTTCCCCCTGCTCCAGCTGCATGCGGGCTGGTTCAGCATTCCTGGCCTGACTCGCGAGGAGATCCAGGCCCTCTGCAAGCTCTAAAAGCTTGCATCTCTGAGAGACTGCCATGTAGCTAATTTAATTTGGCTTCTTTAGCAAATAATAATTGGCTAAGGTAGGAAAAGTGTCCTGACTGACCAATGGGTCGGCAGTCTCTTTGTCTTGACTAGGGCTCCGTAATGTCAAGACGTTAAGCAAATGGGCGTAATCGCCTTACACTAAGGACAGCAATGGCTGTTTTGTGTACGACTGGGGCATTATTTTAATAATGCTTATGATGCCGCCATGAAACAAATTTAATCTGTTTCATGGCATGCTCCATGAAACCAGGGGGTTCGTGGCTGAATAGCGGCTGCACCCATGGAGCGGGTAACGCTAACACTGGAAGTAGGAGAGAGATATGAAAAGAACTCTTTGGGCGTCATATGGATATACTTGTCAGATTGTAGAGAAGTATCTACAGGGTTTGACTCCCACTGATAGGAATGGAAACCAGATTCCCTACCCTCAAAAAGAGGATGGGTTTTGGTTTTCATGCGCTCCTGAGTGTCTTGGTGGCTCTCCGAGATCCAGAAATGCTGTGAACGATTCTCCCGACCCACATTCCTCTCTTGAGGCTTGGGTAGAAGTTAAGCGAATCTTCGAGGAGGCTAAAGTCCTCCACGGGTTTGCGAGCTTTACGCGACTTTGGGGACAACCCCACTCCCCTGGCCAAACCGACAAGCTCTTTGAGCTTGCGGGACTGGCTGAAAAGTGGGCCAGCGAACACACCGTTCCCCCTCCGCTGTTCTACTATGATGCCATGAGGTATCTTCAGGAGAACGGCTGGATTATCTATGGGATCTAATCCGTACCTCGTGCAGACCTACGTGGAGAAGCACTAGAGCTAAAAGCTTTAAGGTAAGGTGGCTCTTCTCTAATGAGAATCCGGGTAGTCTAGGTTTTATACCGGCGGACTATCACAGCAAAAGCTGACCTCCTGCGGATACGGTACTCAATCTTGGGAGTAATGATGAAGATCTACGTTGACGACATTCGAAACGCTCCTGACGAGTCCTGGACTGTAATCCGGGATCCACTCATGGCAATCTGGGTGATCCAGAGCTACGGTGAGGAGATTGAGCATCTCTCCCTAGATCATGACCTTGCATTCAAGGACGTGTTCGGCACAGAAATCGATGGCCTAGATATTGTTAAGGCTATGCAGAAACTTGCCGCCGAAAGAAGTTTCTACAACATGGGTCTCCCTCGAAAGGTTACTGTTCATTCGCAAAACCCCGTTGGGGCAAAAGCTATGAACGATCGCCTCGACATCCTTCGTCGAGAAGGATACATCGAATGACCTTTCGAGTTGCTTGTGGGGTGGGCTTCTTTCTGGAAAAGGGAGCCGAAAAGCTTCGGAAGCTAGCTCATCATATGGACTATGGTGCAGCTCTGCTCGTCGGAGTGGCATTCTACTACGAGTTCATTCGACGAGCATAATGTCCGGGTGGTGGAATGGCAGACACCGGGGACTTAAGTAAATTTGAGCACCTGAAGTGAAAGCTTCAGTGTGAATGGAGTCAAATTCGGCGAACGGCCTGCGAAAGTGACCCAACGCCGAGCTAAGTCTTGCGCTTGTTCTTTCCACGATATGT